CACAGTGCGTGCAGGCGTTGCCGAGAACCCATCAACACCACCAGCTACGATCACAACGTTGGCCGCGGATTCGCGCGTCGAGGTGCGTCGCGCCGCTGCCTCGAACCCGTCGACGAGATCAACCGTGTTTGCAGGTCAGGCGCAACGTAGCGGACCAACCCTGCAGCCACAAACGCAGTTCTCACGGCGCTTGCGGGAGACGCTGATGTCGAAGTCCGACGACAGGTAGCCTCGAATCAGACCACGCCGGCATCCGTACTCGTGACGTTGTCCACTGATTCAGATGTAAGCATCAAGCTGCGCGTTGCCGAGAATCCATTCTAATACTGCTGAAGGTCCTGTATGCAGAAATCGAAATGGATCGGCTGTCGATATGTCGGACGTATCGTTATCTGCACGTCAGTTATCAGCACTCCGACAGTGTACGGCACCCCCTGATCGGGCGATCCGCACGTTGTGGTGAACGCGCTCCACGGGATCATAGCTGCGGCTCCGGGCAGGATCGCGCACCACGTGTTCATCGCAGCGTCCTGGATGTGCACGCGTACGTCCGCTGCAGGCACAGCGGCTGACATAGTAATCGCGAGTCCTGTTCCGGACGTTGCCACAGGACCGATGGTCCACCCCCAGAGTGCCACCGAATACCACACGACAGTGCCTTGAACGCACTGGATCGCACCGGGTGCGTTCGTAGCGACAATTGTTGCGGGCACCACAGACACCTTCGGATTGCCAATTGGCTGCACGTACATGCTCCCGGTCCAAGTGCCGTTTGTCACGAAATTTTCCGCGCTCGCCCCGCCAGTGCTCGCCCCGCCGGTGCTCGCCCCGCCAGTGCTCGCCCCGCCGGTGCTCGCCCCGCCGGTGCTCGCCCCGCCAGTGCTCGCCCCGCCGGTACCCGACCCGCCAGTGCTCGCCCCCACGCTCCGCCCACCCGTGGCAATCGGCAGATCCACGCGCGACCCGAACGGATGCACAACATCCTCCCCGCATCCCAGCAGTAGTACCAGCAGCATGTACTTCATAACCAAGCCTCCCCTTCAACAAAAAAGGCTCCCGGACCGAGAAAGGAAAACGCCAATCCCCCAAAACTCGATCCGGGAGCCCCCAAAGGATTCTACGCCGCGCGCTCAGTGGCGTCTGCGCTCGCCAGCAGTGCCGCCGCCGCGACGCTCGCTGACAGCTCCTCGATGTGCCCGACAATACGTGGCATCAGTACACCCAAGAGCTGCTCATATGACTGGACCTTGCCGAGCATCGCCTGGCACTCGGATGCCCGCGTTGCAAGAGCCCGCGTTCCCAAGCGCTCGTCACCCGTACGCTCCAACTCGGCCATCATCGTATCGTACAGGCGCGTCGCCTCGGCCGTGACCGCCTCGGTGATCGCGTCGATCGCCTCGGAGTTCTTCATGGCGGGGATCTTGAACACGCGATGCGCCGACACGGATTCGAGCGCATCGACCACCGAACGCCAGAACGGCATGCTCGTCCGCGGCACGAAGTAGATCCCACCGGTGTCCCGGAGCGTGACAGCGTTGTTCGAGTCCGCGAGCTTGATCAGCCAAGCTGAGATGTCTTCCGGAGCCAACTCGCCACGATGGCGCTCGAAATCGGTGCGAATGGCGGTTTCGATGTCATCCGCTTGCCGTGTGTATACAGCTGGACGTCCGAACTGCACCATGTGTTGGTGCCATGTTACGGAGAGCATCACCGCGTAGTCCAGTGTACCGTCTTGCGACACAGTCTCGTCCACGATCGCCCACGCGCCCCGGCGGGCCAGTGGACGGACCAGGCGACGTTTGCACGCTTGCTCGCGCACCGCACGCCCCAATGCCACTTCGTCAGCGGGGGGCTTGGGCAGTAACGTACCGTCGAGATTCATACGCCCCCATGCTGCTGCCAGCTGCTCCAGCGACACAGGTCCGGACAGTCTCCAGTAGCTGATCGCTCCGGCAGTAGCAACAGACTCTGGCGTTACGGTCAATTCGTTGTTCGTGTTCATTTGGCGTTTTCCTTTGTTGGTTTGTTGTATCCGTTCACCCAAGAGTCTAGCAGCAAAGTACGTGCCGATGGTGGCATAGTTGAAATCAATCGTACCTCATCGGCACACCGTGCTGGCGTGACAGCTTTCCAGCACTGCGTGACGTCCCCCAGGAGGATTCCAAGCGCTGTCACACGCATATCATGCTCATTGAGGCACATCTGATCCGATACGGCACACTCAGTCGCTTTCCAATGTGCCTGCTGCGGCGGACAAGGTATCTCCTTGTGAAAATTGACAAACGGGTTGAAGTTGATTGCAGCGGACGCCGTCCACAGCTGCCAGGCAAGCACGACAAGCATTTTTTACGCTCCTTTCACAGGCGCGGTAGCTCCGTCCACAACCACAACTTCACCCCACGGGCACGGTTTTGAGTTGCCGTGCGCTCCCAGCACCACCCACACCGTGCGCCACGGGGGCTCGATTGCGGGGTACCCGTTGCCGATGTGCCCATCAGTCAGCACCACAAGCACATCGGGGCGCGTTCTACGTCCGGCCAACGCCGAGAAACCGGGTCGCATGTCTGTCCCCCCGCCACCCTTTAGCATCGCCGCTGCTGCTTTCGCTGTAGCAACCTCTGCCACACCGTGCACCTGCGCGTCGCACACCACGAACGTCACGGAGGCCCCCACCGCATTCAAAACGCCCTGCACCTCTGACAATGCCCCGGTCAGATCATCCGTGCCCATCGACCCTGAAGAGTCCAAAAGCACGGACACGTTAGGCACTGGCGCGTGCATGGCCGACAGCACCGGGCGCCCGAAGCCAAACCCCACACCCGCCTGCCGTCGGCTGATCTTGCGGTAGGTCAGATCCACCGCGCCGGCTCGATACGCAACGGCCGCGCGTACACTCTGCGCGAGCTTGCGGCGCCAGTCGATCTTCGGCGGCGCGAGTTGATCGTCAGCCCACCGCACCAAACTGTCCGGAACGGTGCCACGCTTCTTTGCCACGTACTCTTTGATACTGCCTGCGGTCTCACGCCGAAACCGTTCCAGCTCGGCGTCCGAACGTCCTGCTTGTGATTGATCCCCCGTCGTCGGCTCGCCCGGCAGCGGATGTTCCGCGCAACCTCCACACCAACCGTTGCCCACACCCGGCTTGGAACCCTCCTCCACCTTAGAAGCACCCGCATCGGCGGATCCCTTCGAGCCCCCCGCTTGCTGCTGCTGCTGTTGTTGTTGTTGTTGTTGTTGTTGCTGCTGCTGCTGCAATAGGAGGCGGTAACGCTCCTCGAAGATCAGATTCTCCGCCTGCTTCAAAGTCTCGGGATACACCCACTCTACAGGGCACGCGTGGATCTTACGAAGCGATTCGTTGATGCATGCGTCGTGTGCGATGTTTGCGAGGAACGCTTTCGAGCGCGCGTCTGCCGAAGCCTCCAGCACGATCCCGAGCGCTGTCATGCGATCCCGCAGCTTCAACATCACGTGCATCGTCTGGTGCATGAGCGCCATCGCCAGATCCTCGTTGGTGGACTCTTCCACGAACTCGGGCGCCCAGAACAAGATCCCGTCCTTCGTGACCGCCATCGTAGGAGCACCACCCACGGCGCGCATCGCCGCTTGCATTTCGAGGGGCATCTCGCGACGGATCAACCCGCGCAGGATCGCGCCGAAGTACGGAGCGTACCCGTCGACATCGGAGACGCGGGCAACGGCAGCAGCCAGTTTTTGCTTGTGGGATAGCATCACGCGGCCTTTGCTTGTATGCCCGCGGCAGTCAAAATCGGAAGGAGTTTCACCAACGTCGGCCCCGATGCCTTCGGCACGACCAGCCCGGACAACAACAGAGCACGCGCTGGCGGAATCGCGATGTCGGCCGCGTCCTGAATCACCGTGCCGATCAGCGCCCACAGCGCCGCGCCGCGCTCCAGCCGCTTTTCAGCTTTGTCCGGAATGACCAGCGCTGCACACGCGCCGAGCAAGGCCATCGTGCGGTCCAGCCGGCGCTCGTCATGCGCGAACTTCACCGTGCCATCCAGCACCGCAACAGGATCGGGCAAATCCTGCAACGCTGTCCAAGCACGGAACTCGCTCACCCACGACACGCCCACGAACGCGGACATCAGCGCGTCCGTGTCCATCTCGGACAATCCGTGCACGCGGGCCGACGCGAGCGCGACTGTGGCGTATTCGACGCTTCTACGTGAAGGCCAGGCACGATCCCCGCCCCGTGCGGGCCGCTTGTGGAGCAGCTCCGGACGGCGCGTGATGAACCCGGCAACCATCCCGCGAGCGTAGGCGTCGGCCGCAGGCCATGCGGCCATCACGTGTTGCTCCAGCGCCACAGCGTCAACCGGCGCTTGCGATTCCGGTGTCGAGAAACCCCCGAGCAACCCGACCGTCCAATCGTTCACGTCCAGACCGTCGAAGTCGAAGTGCCCGAACCGGTTGCACAGCGCGGGCGCGAGATCCCACCCGCCCGCGGCATCGGCCGTCTCGTTGGCAGCACCGATCACGCGCACGCGATTACCGAGCTGGTGATCACCGATCGTGCGGAGCTGCACCAGGCCGAGGAGGGGGGCCTGCAGCGCTGGCGCGGCCGTCGAAATTTCGTCAACGAACAGCACCCCGCCATTGGCGATCTGCTGTGTCCAGATCGGCGGAGGATAGTGCAAGCACCCGTCAGCGCCCGGCACGGGCACCACACCGAAAAAGCCTTCGCCCTTTTCCGCGGGGCTGACGCGGTAGCAGTACAGCCCCAGCGCTTTTGCGACGGCGCGCAGCATGGCGGTCTTGCCCGTACCAGGCTCACCCCACAACAGCACGGGCAGCCCCCAAGCGCCTTCGGGGGATGGACAGAACATCAAGGCTTTCAGAATTGCAGTGTTCATTTTGGCGTTTTCCTTTTTTGAGGTTGGCGTTACATGCTGGTTATACAGCATTCGGCGTGCCAGTCAAGTTCCCGCGCTTTTGAGCGGGATCGCCCCGGCAGGACCGGCCCAGTGTGGCGCGCTTGGCGACGCAAAAGCTTCACACGTGAGGTGAAAAGGGCGGATCTTGCCCCGGCACGGATGATGCTGTATAAACAGCACAGAAAGGAAAACGCCCAATGAAGCTCACACAGACGCACGTCAACTTTTGGCACGCCCACCTACAACAACCACGATGGATAGCGATTATGCAGGACCGCAGCCCTGCCATTGACGCGTGTGTGAACGCCCACGCAGGTGTTCGCGAACGCGACTCAACGGCGTACAACCTGCTCGCGCTCTGTGAGGGACAGAAGCGCCGCGGAGACTTGTTGCTACCGTTCCTTCTTCAAGTGGCTGCAAACCCAGGGACTCTTATCAATCCCGCGCGCCGTGCAGCATTCGCCCGCAAGTGGGCGGCTCGGATCAAGCGCGTTCCGGTGGTGGCGTGATGCCTGAAAGCCACGAGAGCTACCCCCTGGCTTGGCCTGCCGGGTGGCCTCGAACAAAATCTCCGCAGTCCTCCCGATTCGATCGCCACATCACACTGTACAAAGCGAGATCAGGCCTGGAGCAAGAGCTGCGTCTACTGCACGCGACGTCGATCGTGCTGTCGACGAACATCCCCGTTCGGCTTGACGGGTTGCCCTACTCCAAAGCACGCGAGCCTGCGGACCACGGTGTCGCGGTGTACTTTCGAATCAAGAACGAACCGCGCGTCCTGGCGGGCGACAAATGGGATACGGTCGCGCACAACATGGTCGCGCTGCGCAAGCACGTGTCGGCGATGCGCGGGCAACTGCGGTGGGGAATAGGTTCGGTCGAGCAAGCGTTCGGCGGGTACCGGGCGCTGCCCGCGATGCCCGAAGCACGAACGTGGTGGCAAGTGCTTGGCGTCAGAGAAATGGCGCCGTGGGAAGTGATCGAACAAGCGCGCTTGAAACTACTGGCCACGCACCACCCGGATGTCGGAGGCACAGACGCGGTAGCAGCTGAAATTAATTGGGCATTCGATGAAGCCAAAAAGGAAAGGAAAACGCCATGACTGCAATTCTGAAATTCACTGCCGTGCTCGCTGTCGTTCTGATCGTCTGTTCGGTCGATTCTATTGTCGACATCGCCTTCAAGTTCTTCGGGATGTGATGTGGTTCGCTATCGAACTTGCAAAAGGAACACAAGGTGATTGCATGTGTGGCGAACACGCAACGCACGTGCTGACGTTCAGCATCGGCGGGCAGCCGTACAAAATCGATGCATGCATGACATGCACTGGTGCTATGACGATGCTGATCGGAGTACCGTCGCACACGGATGAAGAAGCGGTCAAAGCCTACCGCGAGCGCGCCCTCGCACGTGCAGCGGAGCGCAGACTGGTCGGACGATGATCCTGTACAGCACACAAGAGCAGAAGCGCGAGTTTCTGTTTGTGCAACGCGCGCACCACGCGGCGATATTGCTCGCTCCAGACTACGGGCCGGAACCTCCTTGTGTGTTGTCGGGGCAACTGCCTGTATTACTCAAGAAACTTGAATGCACGCTCGAATTCTTTGAAGCGGTTCCAATCGGCGCGGATCTGACAGACGTTCTTCCCCGCTGGTTCTACTGGCTGCTGACGGAAGAACTCGGGAAGTACCCCACAAGCAAGCCCGTCGCTGAGCTGTACAGACGCCAACTCGCGGGGGATCCACCAACACAAGAAGAGTGGCGTGCCGCCACCAACACCGCCGCCTACGCTACCCACGCCGCCGCCCGCGCCGGCCAAACCGCCGCCGCCTACGCTACCCACGCCGCCGCCCGCGCCGGCCAAACCGCCGCCTACGCCGCCGCCGCCGCCGCCGCCGCCGCCGCCGACGCCGACGCCGCCGCTTCCGCTTCCGCCACGAGAATGCGCGAAGCACTCATAAATATTGCTAAAGAAACAGCACCATCTGCCCGATAGACCTCTCCATGACTTGCACAATTGGCCATCCTGACGTCAAAGCCGATCTGACGCGCCTCCGAACCGAAACGGTGTTGATTGGCGTCCAGCGGGGAGCCCCGGGCGACAGCGACTACGTTCTACGAAACTGCCTACGATGTGGCAGCACGCTAGGAATTGAACTTGAGACAGAAGTGCAATTGAGTGGGGCGATCACGCCACACAGTGGCTGAACGGCACAGAAAGGGTTTGCGTGCAACCCGATTCGAGATCGTATGTCGATTGACCAATCCGGAGGTGAACCTCGATGTGCCGATCAATCCCGCACCACCTGTCGGACCGCTGCCACCAGATGTGTTTAGCTGCGGAAGCGCAGAGGCGCTTAGTTAGCGTGCGCTGGCACGGGATATGCTGTATAAACAGCACAGAAAGGAAAACGCCAAAATGAAAAAACTCCAAGCCCTGCTCCTCCTTGCTCTCGCGATCTTCATCAACAACGCACCACATTGTGGTTTTGTTGGGCAACAGCTCACACGTGCCACACTGTATCTGTTTGGCACATTTGGCATGCGCCTGATTGTCTTCGTCTTGGGAGCTGTCGCTGGGGGCCTGGCGGGTCTGGATGTCTCCATAGGACGTGCGCTTGTCGCCATACGCAAGCGCTCTGTCAATCGGCGCCACGAACAGCGAGAAGTGCGAAAGGCTGCATTGTCGCACGAGCTTGACGTTGCACTAAACCAAGCAGCACAACAGGCACAGTTAACGCCAAGCGCCAGGCTCAAGATTTCGGACGTGCACGTAGCACTCAAGAACTTCGGATACCGCCGCGAAGAGTACGAGCCGCTGTTGGCGAAGATGAATCTCGCACAGCCATTAGAAATACTGGTGAAGAGCGCCCTCAAAGACTTGAGGAAGAACTAATGGAAACGCTGGTGGTAGGGTTAATCGCGCTCGTGCTAGCGGCTGTTTCTGTGCGTGTGATCGCCATGGCATCGAAGATTGTATTGGTGGTGGGCTTGGCGCTCGTGCTGGTCGGCGTCTGGACGTACCCGACACAAGCGTACATGATCGCGCACAAGATTGAGCGGGGGGCCGTGAACTTGGTGCGAGGGCACATTTGATGGCGTACGTGCTCGAACAGCCCACCGGCTTCTGTTCGTACTTCTACACAGGTGCTGGATTCGACGCACTCATCAAGAGTACGCCAAACGGTACGAAACTGCTACTGAAGCACGACAGGCTAAGAAGCAAATCGAACGTAGCTGGGAGCGATCTGCTGCACAGATCATTCCACTTGCATATTGCTAAAGAAACAGCACCATCTGCCCGATAGACCTCTCCATGACTTGCACAATTGGCCATCCTGACGTCAATTGTCGCAGCCAACGCCGCCGCATACGCATATGCCGCTGCTGCACTAACACCCACCGTCGCCAACCCCTACACGCGAATGCGCGAAGCTCTGATCAAAATCGTCCAACAATGAGAACCCACCTCTATCTCGTCAACGCCCCCGAGCCCAAGATGTTCCTGCGGCTCCCCCACCCTGCCCCCGACTGGTCAACCATCCGTCGCGCGCTGTCCCCCGACCCGATGCAGACCTTCCCGTACTTACTACCAGTGCGCGACGGATGGTCCGATCAAGACCGCGACATTACGCACGAGCTTCGAGTAGACCTTCAACGCTTCGTAATGAAACTCGAAGCGGCATTCCGCGGGAGTGGGGATTTCCCAGATCACGCGTTGTACGATTGGCGCGAGAACGGGTTCGTGCTGGTTCGAGCGGCTACGTCACTTTCCCGGCCGTGATGTATCCGTGCCCAGCACTCCGGTGAACCCACAGCGATTGACGGCGTGAGTGTCGTATCCGCTGCACGAACCCGCGCGTTCTCTGTGAGAACCTTGTTGACCTCGCGCTTCGAAAACGTGCCGTCAACATACCCGTTCTGAGTCGCGATGTGATACCGGTGGCTTGGCCATCTATCCTCCGTATTCTTGCACGAAGGCGTCGTTGAACGACTTTGCCACCGCGCGCCGGTCCGACGTCGAGAACATCTTGTGCCAGGGCTGCCCCGGCGAGCCGAACTCTTTCGCGTACTTCTTGGCGCAGTTGTCCGCTAGGTACATCCAGAGCTTCTCGGCCTTCGCGCGATCGAAAATGCCCTTGGAGATCTTGCGCTTGAGGCTGTTCTGGATCGGCACTACCTGCTGGCGATAGAGATCACCGTCGTTCTCGCAGAACAGTTGCAGCTCACGCACCTCGATTGGTCCACGGAGCCCGCTGCCGTAAATACCGCGCCCGCGAGCCGTTGGCGCTCTGCGCGAAGAAATCCTTGTTCGCCCCGAGACAGGACAGGATGCTGCACGCTTCGGCGCGGGTGGGTTTCATTTCATGCGTTCGAGATCCCTCCACGTATCGTTGACGTGCCGTTGGGCTATCGTCACGTGATCGTGATCGGAAGCCCCGAGCCCCGCATCGTGTGCGGCGACGAGCCATCTACGCCGCCCGCCGGCACGCCCAAAACGCACGCATGCAGGGACCAGCGCGCCGCTTGCCGCCCCCCTTCATGCAGTGGGACAGACCGGTCTTGCACTTCTGGGGAATGTTCTGACGTCGTCTTGCCATGGGTACGAGCGTACGACCTACCCCGGTAGCGTGTCAACTCGTCGGATGTGCCTGCTCAAGTGCCGTCAGCGCAGCCCCCAAAACCGCAGACAGCGTTGGCGGATCGTCCCGCTCCGGAAACCCAACGCTGCGCCAGCCCTCACGAGCGGCTTTACTCGTGAGCCTCTTCAAGCAGTCGTACGCGTCCGGGGAAACACGGACAGGCATCGCCTCTTGTCGTTTCTTAGCCATTGCGGGACACCCTCCTACGCAGCATTGCGTCCCGTACAGGTTTGTTGAGCACTCGCCCAAGGCGATCTGCGAACTTCAACACATACGCTCCGTCACATTCTTTGGCGCCCCCGTAGAAGCACCCGCGATGGAGCGAAATCGAAATGTCCTTGGCGATCTCACGCCCTTCCGCACCCCACGCGCGCTCAAACGTTTTGACGACCGCTCCAGAATTTTCGACGGCGCCCCCGATCATCGCATCGGCAGCCGTGGACGCCGCGAGCCACACCTTCTCGGCCGCTTGTCGAACCTGAAGCGTGTTGCCTTGTCCGCGTGCTTCTTCGCGTGCACGTTTCAGCATCCCGCGGGCTTCGTGCAGTGTGGCGTCTGGGTTTCCTCGCAGCAGCATCAAGCAAGCTTACGGTGCGCTACACACGTAGTCAACAAAACGCCGCTATGCCTCCGTTTCGTCTTCCTCGTCTTCATCCTCGTCACCATCCTTCGCACTGATCGCAGTGGCCATCGCCTGCACAACAGCCACGTGATACCCCTTTGGGGCTTCCGGGAACAACCGCTCGACAAGCACATCGAGTTGCTCTGACAACAGCAATTCGATTGCTGGTGTGATCATACCCTGCTGCACCGCCGCTTCGCGTGCCTGCAGGATGTACGCCGCCACAGTGTCTGGAGGCAACTGTGAACTGCGCAATTGCAGCACGTACTGATACAACCCACCAAACACCTGTTCATCACTGAACGGCGCGATCACGGCGCGTACCTCATCGGGATCCTGTACACGCATCTCCTCGATCGTGTAGCCCTTCGGATCAGCGGGTGGTGCAGGCTCTTGGGATTTACGCGATTTGCGTCTCGTCGGCTTCCTTGCCGCCTTTGCGGGAGGAATAACTTCTACCGGGGGTGGCGCAGCTTGCGCGGGAGCAGTAGCCCCATTCATCGGACCTGCCATGGGCGCAGCATGCATCGCTGGAGCTTGTGTTGGCACAAGGTGCGGAACCTGCGCTGCCGCTTGCTCTCGCAACGCTGCCGGAGTCATAGGCCCATGTTGGACAGGTTGTGGTGCGATTTGAGGCGCTGCCGCTTGTCGTTGTTGTGGCATTTGCTGCACCATCTGGCGCTGTGGAGGTGGAGGCATCATCATTGGGGCCGGTTGCTGCCCACGAGCTGCGAGCGCCGCGCCAACGTCACCGATCTTTGACATCGCTTCCTGCACGAGCCCCACCCACGCAGGCTGTCCTGACGATCCCGCGACGTCGAGCAACTGCTGATAGACCTCCTTTTGCATGCTCATTGTTTCTTTGGTCGCGTCGATCACCATCCGGCCCATTTCTGCGCCTTCGCCCTTTGACGACTGTATCAGTTGTACGAGTTGCAACGGTGACATCACAGATGCTGAAAGCTGCCGTACGAGTTCTTGCGTGCCCCGTTCGGATGCTGCCGCTGTGGCTTGCGTACTGGACTGAATCGCTTTGACTGTTTCCTGCGCTTGGGAAGACGCAGCCGTCATGACCTGCATCAACAGTGGAATCATCGGATCTGTTTTGTTTGTGTTCATCTCACGAAGCAATCGATCTGTGTTGTCTTGCTGCGCTTTGATTTCCGCACGCAAACGGTCTTCGCGCTCGCGTTCTTCTATTCGACGTCGTTGCTCCGCCAATTCCCGCTCAAGCCGTTGTTCCGCTTCAGATGGCCCCGCAGGCTTCGACGTCAGCTTCTCGATCAGCTTTTCGAAACGTGCTGCTTGCTCGTCCGCGCGCTTCTGCGCGTTCTCTTCCACGCGGCGCATCTCTGCACGCAAATCAGCTTGTTCTTGCCGTCTGGTCTGATCGGCAATTTGCTGTTCGAGCTGCTTCACGCGATCGTCGGAGCCTCCAACCGGAAACCCGCCCCAACCGCCCGGCTGCTGCTGCGGAAGATTTTGCCACCACGGTGTTGCAGCGGGTGTTTGTACGCTCGAACTGGTTGGCTGTGTGGGAATCGGATCGCCTTGCTTCCAGTTGTGAACTGTTCGCCACGGTGTGGTCAGCGTCCCGAGATCTGCGTTGTAGTAGAACCCATGTCCGAGATGGACGACGCCCTCTCCGGCGGGGGGTTGCTGTCCAGGACCGATTGGTGTCACGTTCGCCATCTGGGGAGCCTCCTGAAAATCGGGACCTAGCTTCACGAGCCAGACATCGTCGCCGGTGCCGCCGGTGTCTGACACCGTGAAGCGGTAATACCCCGGACCGTATTGCATCGGCGTGGATGTCATCAGCTCCAGAATCTGCGTCAGTTTCATCTGCTGTGTGGGAACAACCATCTGCCCCGTGCTGTTCCGCGGCGCCACGTGTTTGGTCACGGTAACGGTGTGCCCCGTGAACGTGTTCAGCTTCGACATGTCGGGTTGCGACTTTGGAAGCGGTTCGATTGTGCTTACAGCCATTTTGCATTCACCTCGCTGTGGAACTAGCCCGGCATCGTATCTCGAAAGAAACTGCTTGTCGCTAGTTTTCTAACGCGTTACCGTGGATCGCAATGTCCTGTCCTGCTTGCAACCACGAAGATCACGGCACGCATCCATGCGCATCCTGCAGCCCCGACGGCACGTGCTGGCAATCCATCCAGATCACAGGCGGGGACGGTGAGCAGACCGCACGCGGTGCGATCCAAATGGCCACGGGTGTTGAACTGCGCCCGTGCATGATGTGCGCGAAATGGGAGCGTGTAGAAACGAAACGCGTCGTGCAGCACTTCATGGCGCACGGACTGGAAGTACAGCCTGACGGCACGTTCAAGACGCCGATCGTAAAGGACTTCCCCGGGCGCAAATCGCTGGTGCTAGATCCGCACGACTTCGGATTTTGCCGGCGTGATTTGCTGCCGACCGACATGCAAAGCACATGTGCTGCATGGACAGCGACTACCACGAAAACGGATTTGCAGCGGCGGTTGCGCGGGTAGCCGAGATCCCGTACCCTCCGGCGGATGACCGTAAATCTGCCTCACCTGTTGCTCCTCGGAATTCTCGCCAGCTCGATTCACTGGCTCGTCGCGCGCTCGAAGATCGCGGAGCCGTTCTGGTCGCACACCAAGGGTTTTGTCGACGAACTGTTGCGGTGCCCGGCGTGCTCGGGTTTCTGGCTCGGGCTGTTTCTTGGGATGATCGGCGTGCGGCCTGTCGATGTTGCTCCACAATCGCTCGGGGTTTTGTTGGCGGGCGTGCTCGCTGTATTTTTGACACCGGTGTTCGAGGCTGTCCTGCTGTGGGGCCTGGAGATGTCGGCGGTTGCCGATGTTGTGGAACCAACGGCCGCACAGCCAGACGACACGGACGCGGCGTAGTCACTCGCCCGCCGCTGCGATATCAGCCTCGACCCGCGCTAAAGCGGCACGCAGAGCATCCCGGAGCCCGTAGGCAATTGCGAGAGGCACCGGGTGGCGCTCTACCGTGATCCGCTGCGGTCCCCCAAACCGGTCGATTCTGAGCGACATCTCGTTGCGGTGCGCGTTGGCGGCGTCGTAGGAGCCGTCGGGAGTCAACCCAAACGCCTGCGGCTCGTGGTCTCGACCACACACAGGGCACCGTATCGTGACTCTGGTTGGAGCCGGCCCTAGGGTGGCTGCGCGTGACATGGCACCCGCTTGTACAACCAGCTAGTTCGGAGCGCCGCCGAAAGTATCGGCCCACCCCTTGCGATACGCGGGTGTTGCGACTTGTACAGGACCTGACAATTCCACAGCATCGAACCGAAAATGCTCCTCGTCCTCCCGCGTAACGGTGACGAGTTGCCCGTTGATGGGCTGCCCCGATTTGCACGGCGCGAGCCGATAAAGCTCCCCCGAAGTGTCCCCGCATTCCTCGAACAGATGTGTGTCGCGATCTGTCCCGACCACGTGATAGCGCGTTTGCTTTTTCATGGCGCTCTTCCCTCCCTGCCAGCAAAACATCTGCTGCTTTGCTGAATGCACACGATCTCGCATCATGCAGCTCGCAATACCGCTGTTCCGACAGCACGCGCAACGTGCTCGAACCGGAACGGCTCTTTCGCACGCCGGCACGCGTGCACGATTTTGAACAGCCGATCCGCAGGGGGCATCACGCGCCCGGTCTCGTACGCCTGAATCGTTTGCCACGGCACACCGACGTGGCGCCCGAAATCCTGCAATGTCATCCCGAGCGCGTCACGCAGTCGGCGGATCTCGTCGCCGATTGCGGTTTTGGTTTCGGCGGGAGTCGCCATGTGGGGAAGCCTGCACGAGTTCGCGAAACGTGTCAAGCGCCTGTGTGCAGGCTCGCGTCAAGTGCCGGATCCTGCCAACGCGAACGCCGCTTGGAGAGCAAGCACTTCTTGGCTGTTCGGCGCGTGGTGCCCACGGATCCAGCGCACGCCTTCGTCGTGAAGCAGCAAAGGCCAACCGAACGAACCGTTGGGCGTCCGCCACGTGATTCGTGATTCGTGCACATGCAGCACAGTGCCCCGCAGCGGTTCTGGCACGGGGCCACTTTCCAGTTCCATACGAGACATCACGGTGATTCGCATGCCGGGAATGATCGCTGCCACGATTACTCCTATAACACGTTTTTGGCGTGCGCTGCACGTTCAACGGAGCCCCCTCCTCGCGCGCGCACAATAAGCGGTTATTAACGCGTGTATACGAAGAAGCCCTTCTTTATATACATACGTTGATAATCGCTTATTGTGCGCGCGCGATAAAATTAATAGTATGGACACTAAATTCAATTTCGCGTACACTGCCCGTCCATCATGCCGAGATATAAAAATCCTACGAGTATCACCGTGAACGGGTTGACGTTCACCTTCCACGCGAGCTTGCTGGACACCTTCCCAGAGGCCCGCGCGTTCGCTCAGGACCTTTTGGGCAGAGGCAACATCTCGCCGGCCGTGACCAGCGTGTACGTGAAACTCGCGGCCCGGCTGAAACGTCAAGGGCGCCTGTTCAAGCCGGAGCTGCTCGTGCACAACACGGAGCGTACGGCCGCGAACGCGTACCTGCGCTGGCAAACCGAATCGTACTACGCCCGCGTTCAGCCGGTGATCCGGGCTTTTAAGCACGCCGATGTGCGGGACGGCATCGCGTGGTTACGTGTCGGCTCCGTGGTGCCCCCGTACGAGGGCAAGACCATCCCGCGGATCACGAGCATGCCCGAGCTGCGGCTAGACACCGAGACCAAAACCGTGATCAGCGCCACACCTGCAACGTTCGGGTGGTTCCCGTGCGCGTCCTGGACACTCCACGTGCCGCGTGCTGCGTGTCCTGCCCACAAGGACCCATGTGTCGACTGCACGCCGATCGAGCTTACCAGCGAGCTGCTAGAGGCCTTGGCCAGCGCATTTGAGGCAGCGTGGGGGCACCGCAACCTGCATCTTGTGCCGTCCGAGACCCCGTTATTCGGCGAGCCCCCGCGCGATTGGAAGGCTGACAGCGCCCCGCCACCGGTTGAAACGGGCCGGATCGTCGCGCTCGTGCCGCGGGGCGCCTTGGCAAGTGCGCTGTCTTCGTTGCGGGGAAGCGTGACGGATGATCTCGCAGCGTTCGATGCGCGATTGAAAGAAGGTGCAGACGTGCTCGTGATCGAACGAAGTGTGTTGGGCAGCGCGCATTTTGACGACATTGCATTGAGCGTGCAGTCTGTTGTCACAGAGTTGTTGTGGGCGGCGTCGCATCTCGAAGTGACAGAGCGTGCATCGACAGAACCGACAGAATTGCCTGCAGAAGATGCGCCGACAGAACAAACGGTGAGCACATGAAACTCAGAATCACACTCAAACGTAGCGATGCGCAACAGCTCAGGTTCAAAATAGGCAACCACAATATTCGTCTAAACGACGACACAGAAACAAAGCGTTTCGATGCCGAACTGAAAACTGCTAGCGGAACGCCATGGACATGTGAGGCACTTTTTGATGACATCGCTCAAACAGATCTTGCACGTTCGTTGCGGTTAAAAGAGTGGGAACTGCGACGTGGGCAAGAGAAATGGCGTGGTTATGCCAACGAAAAAAGTTTAAACATTCACGACGGTGATGAGATAACGCTTGTATGTGGAAAAGGACAAATAAATGCAATCAATGAAACGTAGGTGGCGCGTCGCAAACTCTGTGGAGAGGGCAAGATTCTCCAACCATTTGTAGCCGATGAAATCAGCCGGCACTGTGATCATGGCGCCAACCCCTGTGGAGAGGGCAAGATTCTCCAACGTGGTCCTTCCCCAACCAGAACCCTCTTGTGATATGCTCCCAGCAAATGCCGCCTAAAAACGACGACGTGCCTGTTGACATTTTCATGCGCTCACTTTTGAAAGCCGCTAAGGACCGCGGCATAGCCCTTGTGGCTATCTACGGGTTCAACGAGGGCGGACGCAACGTTATGAAGATGTCTTCAACCGAAGGTGAAGCCGCAACTCGGGCGGCTCTGTCGTGGGTGTTTAAAGCGAATCAGGTGAACTAAACCACATGACTGCTGTCGAACAGTTCGTATTGCAATGCTCCCAATTGGCTACGCGATTAGGCATTCGAAATCTTGTCATCGTACTGCACGATCCGAGCACACATTCGCCGAAGCTCGTGGCGTCTCCCGGCGCTAAAGACGCACTTAAAGCAAAAGTGTTTGAATGGTACGGGCTGCCGGACAACGTTGAACAGCTGCAAAAAGAGAATGCAATCTTGCAAGCACAGTTGTCGGCATCATCTGAAGCGGACACCGGATGGGAGACGTGATTACGGCGTCCCGCGAATCGGAATGACGTTCGCTATCGGTCCGCTGCCCACCAAACCACTACCTTCGCTCGGGCGTGATCGTCGATAGGCCAACCCGCGCGAGTCGTTGATCTGCGAAATCGATCCCTCTTCGCGAAGCGTGTTGATGATCGACTCTAAGAACGTCGACTCCATTTTCACGCGTAGGAGCAGTGCCTTTCGGGATATTCCTAGGTGCCCGCCGGACTCCACGGCGTCGAGCACGCGTTGGCGGTCCCGCTCCCAAATCCCAAGCGCCAGGCGCTCCCCAAGATGCATCACGCTCGGCAGGTACAGGTTCTCGATGAACAAGATCGCGCGTGTCATGGATTCAAGCGTGATCAGCCATCCGTTTCCCGCCATGACTTCGGCAGCGTCCGCGGCGTAGAGCAACGCAACCTTAGCGGCAAGTGTTGTCGCGCCCGCGATGTGCGTTTGCATTCGTGCTGGAGCTTCGTTGGCTTTTGAGTCACGCCACTGCGACCAACTCTCGAATTGTTGCCATGCCGCGGGGGAGAACCCGCCGCACTGTGGAAACGGGTAATGGTAGTGCTGATGGAGCATTCCAACAAGGTAATCTCGCGCCGAGATCCACGTCGTTGGCATTCGAAAACTCTCACGCTCGCCATAGAGCAGCAGCATTCGACCGAAGAACCCGCCGGTCCACTCTTCCGTATCGGTGAATGCGTAAAGCAGATCGGTCGCTATGCTGCTCAGCATCGACAGGCATATTGGTGCTTCGACCACAGTCTTAACTTTCTTCAGGTTACGAGTATAGGCGCGGTCTGGAGGCCAGTCGTACAGGTCCATCAACACCGTGCGAATCGGCTCCCCGTATCCACGTTGTGTGGTTTTCAAGAAGTGCCCGAACTCTCGGTATGTCAACAATCCGTGCGGTGTAGCGCGGATCTGCGAGATCATCTCTTCGTACGATCCAGGGATTGGAATGACTAGATCGTTGTTCGCCATCCGGATGATATCGATTCCTGTGTCCATCGACCCAGTTTTGCGGGCAGAACGCGAAGGTCCGACGAGCAGTGTGTACAGATTGGGCACCAGCGTGCGGCCAGCCATCCAAGGACATGTGAGCTTTTTTGCGACAGCGCCAGAGAAGATCGTGAGAGCCACACCGACGTGGTAGATCTCCGGCGCGTCGGAGCATTGAGCGGCATACTCCACATAGCTCCTCAAGAAGCCGTAGCCTTGGGGAAGTGCTTGGCTGATCCGATCGGGTAACACGGGGCGATCGGGTGTAACAGATTCTACACATGCGCGTCAACATTTTGATGAGACAGAATACTCGTCAAACAAGAAAAAATTTGTTGACGGCGTTTTGAGACACGCGTAAAAAGGGCGGCGTACGCTCCATGACGACCTCGGCCGTGCCATTCCGTTTGCCCTCGCGTGCGATGCTCCAGCCGAGCATCCATGCGCGCGGAACACGAAACTATGTGTTCAACGGTGCGATGGACGATTTCCATGCACCTGGATCGGACATCCGCAGAGGAGAAACACAGTGTGCTGTAGACGCTGCATGGCTGGTGCAAGCGGTATTGGGGGCACCTGTGAGCGCGCCTCCGATGTGGCCAGGCGTACCGGGGGCCCGTGAGCACGCGATCGAGTACGCAAAACACGTCGGGTTGTGGCACTACCAGCACGATGGAGCGGCGTTCTTGGCGGAGCGTGACTACGCGTTGCTCACAGATCAGCCCGGCGTGGGCAAGACCGCTCAATCACTGATCGCCGCTGAAGCGCGTCTGTCCCTTGCTTCGATTCCATCGCACACCACACCTGTCGTGTTAGTTCTTTCTCCTGCGCTGGCGAAACGCCACTGGCAGCGCGAAGTCAAAAAGTGGACGGGGCACGACGCGGAGGTTCTCGCGACGCTGACCCCCGGTCCGATTCCGCAAACGCGCTACGTGATCGCGAATTATGACATTCTGCACGGAGCACACAAACGGGATGCAGCGGGCGTCGTGCACGCGGTTGACACGCTGCCTGGTTGGTGTTCAACGCTTACCGATCAGTTTTTGATTGTGATTGCCGACGAAGCGCATCTGCTGCGCGGGCGAAAGTCGCAGCGCACGAAAGCGGCGAAGCAGGTCTGCCGGCGTGTTCCGGTCGTGTGGGGGCTCACGGGCACACCGATTCCGAACTACATCCGCGATCTGTGGGCGCTGATCGATCTGGTTTCTGGTGGTCTGTTCGGGGACTACTACACGTGGGCGCGGGCCTACTGCGACGGGCAGCAGGCGCAATACGGTTGGAAGGACACCGGGGGCACGCGGTTGGATGAGTTGGGACGACGGCTCACATTCTTCTGCCTCGGGCGCACTGCCGAATCTGTCAAGCTGGAGCTGCCCGAGAAGCGCCGGGAAATTTATCGAATCGATGTGACTGTGTCGGCTCCGACGGTGCACGAAGGGCACGAGGCGCTGTCGAAGTCCGGTTTTGTAGGGAAGGCACTACGGATCACGGCCAAAGCCAAACGTTCGGCCGTGGTCCAGCAGGCGGTTGAAGCACTTCAATCCAAGCAAAAGGTGATCGTCGGGCTCTACATGCGGGAACAGTGTGAAGCTGTTGCCAAAGCGATCAAAGCCGCGGTCGATTGCCCTGTGGCGTGCGTGCACGGTGATCTGTCCCCTGATGGGCGGGACGCGCAGGCGAAAGTCTTTCGTGAGGTTCAAGCCCCGGCGTGTTTCGTGGCGACGATCGATTCGGTCGGTCTGGCGATTTCATTGGTCGGGGCAGATCTGATGCTGTTCGGTGATCTCGTACCAGAGCCGTGGAAGCTCGTGCAGTTCGAGAAGCGTGCACACCGAATCGGAGGGACCACGCGGTTGCTGGTCCGGTATTTGATCGGTACAGGTACGCTGGATGAGCACGTCGCAGAGAGTGTGATCTCGAAGTTGTCGACGATCGAACAAGCGATGGGAATGGAAAGCGACAACAACGATATGAAGGTGTTATTGGGTGGCCGGACAGATGAGTCGATCGTCGACGATCTGTTCGCGAAATTGAAGTCGATGAAAGGTGGCGGCGATGCATGAGCCTGTAATCTACTGGTTGGATATCGAGACCACTGGCCTGCTGCCAGCACGCGATCAGATTCTTGAAATCGCCGTAGCAAAACAGATCAGCTTGTTTGACATAGAGCATGTGTATCATGCTGTTCTGCCGTGCTTCGACATCAATGAATGGGCACCGTTCATCCGAGATATGCACACCAAAAGCGGCTTGCTTTCAGAGTGCCTTGAAAGTCGGAATTCAGTTGCTGGTGTCGAACAAGAACTGCTCAAGTTGATTCTGCCAGGGGATGATTATGAGTCTCGGCCAATACTGGCGGGTTCAAGCGTGCACTTCGATCACGCTTTCTTGAAGGTGCACATGCCAGATTTGGCGAATTTATTTTCACACCGCTATCTTGACGTGAGCGCCGTGAAGCTGTTCTGCCAGACCTTGGGAATGGAAAAGATCCCGAAAGCAGAAGCGCATCGCGCGAAGGACGACATCGACGAGAGCGTAGAGCACTTGAAGACGTGCGCGGTATGGATTGAGCAAGAAAAAGAAGAGTATGCGGATCAGGCTGTTCGCGCAGCGGAAGGCCACGATCCATGAGCAGTCTTCCGCACGTTCCGATCTGGCCCGGAGACAAGAATGTCCGTGGTGCGGGGCCTTACCGGCTCAATGCGTTCAGTTCGTGTCCGCAGCTAGAAGGTTTCAACTACGAAGCCAAGCTCACCCCGCTCGTCGAGAAAGACGCGTTGCCGATCGGGTCTCTCGTGCACGCGGCGCTCGCGTACCACTACGCCGCGAAGCTTCCAACCCGACCAGCGTGGGTGGTCTACGCCGATCCGTACGACGCTATCGACAAGCTTTCGACGGCGATCTCTCGGCAAGACCTGACAGATCTCTGTAAAGGAATCTTCGCGTGGTACGCACATCAGTATCAGAACGATTCGTGGGTTCCTGTTCTCGTCGAGCATCAGTTCCAGTGGCAGCTCGGGGAAGATTTTTTCACGTGCCGCACAGATTTGATCGCGATGGAGTACGGCGATCTGATTCTGGCCGATCACAAGATCAAAGGGACGCTCCCGCGTTCGACGGGGAGTTCTCTGTCAATGGATCGCCAAATGCTCACGAATCTCATTCTGGCGCGAGCGAACGGTTACGACATCAAGCGCGTGTACATCAACGGCATCACCCGTGGGGGCAAGCCAACACCGTTGTCACCTCCGACGTTCGGGCGCTTCGCGGTGCCTGTATCTGTTGAGGCGTACAACCACTTCGCGAAGGACACAGCGTATTATCTAGCGCAGCGGGCGGCTGTGAAAAAGGCGTTTCCGGACCCGATGATCCGGCCGCGCAACACGAATGCTTGTTACACACCGTACGGAGCGTGCGAGTTCAAGCCGCTGTGCGAGGACGGAACGTCTCGGTTGGTCGAATACAGACGAAGGGAGTATTGATTATGGCCGAAACAGGAAAACCGAAGGCGCCCCACGAAGACGAAGTCGTGGTGTTGTTCCGGATGGCGGTCGAGATGGCCCTGTCCGTTGGTGTCTCGCCAGAGATGCTACACGATCTCGTGCAAGGGCAGAGCGCTCAAGCACGGCGGGTGTTGGCTGAAATTCTTCAAAGCACAAGTGACGGCACGACACTTCAATGCCTGTCAAACAATTGAAGCTGGGTTCTATGGCTTTCGTCGCACGTGAGAACCGTGCGGCCCAGCTTAAAAAGTTCTTTGATGATAAAAGATGGTGCCTGGAAGAACAACTGCAAGCGCTATCTTCGATCACCTGGAAATCTTCACGAGACGAAAAACTTCAGGTTGTGATGCCTTGGCTTGAAGAGCTGCTCACAGATTTGCTTGCAACACGGAATATGAAATCGTGAGCATCGAGATCGTCACAGGTGCACAAGCCCAAGCAAACGTCGTCTCTACGCCGGCCAACGTCTTACTGTATGGCGGTCCCGGCATGAAAAAGACGACAGACTCATACGAGGCTTTCTTCAAGGACGGTCGCTGTCGTGCGTTTTTCATTCCGTGCGAAGACGGTGCTCTCAAATCGATTGCAGCACGGGGCTATCCAATTCCGGATCATCCACGCGACACAGTGAAAACGTGGACTCAAATGACAGAGACAATCGCATGGCTCGCGCAGAACCGCGACAAGTACGTTGCGGGTGTGATCGACGGCTTCAGCACGTTCTGCAACTACGTGTACAAGGAACTTGAAGCGCGCTTCGCGGGCAACCGGAACAAGTTCGCGATCCCGACGGAGATGCGTGCGGTGCTGTACAACTTGCGCGAGTGGATCCGCCAGATCGGCTTGCACAGTGTGTTCATCGCGCATTCGGCGCCCCCCGCGGTGCTCGACGGCGTGTTCTACGCGGGCGGTCCGGCGATGGTCCCGAAGACCATGACGGACAACTATTTCGGGTTGCTGGATTCGGTCTTACGTGTCGATTGGCTGACAATTCCAGGGCGCGCGCCGATGCGGGTGTACTACACCGGCGGGGAGATCTGGCCGGAGTCTCTCGGTACGTTCGGGATGCCGCAGGATGTTCGCTCGTGGCGGGTGAAGAACCGCGAGGGATGCAATCAGATGGTTGTGCCTGCGGATCTCGGGGCGTTTCTTAGATCGCGGACCCCGCCGTATCCGGGGCTTTGAATTTCGTCTTCCGTAAACCAACAAACAACAGGAGCTAGTTATGTCATTTGGAGCATTTCCCGGAATGGGCGCGGTACCGGGCGCGCAGCAACCACAAGCAGCACAGCCTTCCGGGACAGGATTTGTGCTCGATATCCCGCCTGACGCAAGCTGGGAGCCGTTCGACACAACAGACACGCTCGACACCGACGGATACTATGCGATGCGGATCACCAAGGAGTCCTCTCGGCACGATTCAGGAAAGGCTGCTGGCGTATTCCTGAATTTGGAGATCGTGGACGAGGACGCGCGGGGCAAGATGCTCTCGAAGTTCCTGTCCGACCCGCGAACAACCACCAAAGATATCTGGTTCACGTGGCGTGGGCTGATCCGCTCGATCACCGGAGGGCTCGACGTAGCGCGTGCGGGTTTGCGTTACACGACAGGGATGTTCACGAATCAGATCTGCTACGGACGCACGGGCGCGTACCTCGATAGCAGCGGGGCGCAACGCACTGGCGTCGATGCGTTCGTGACCAAGACGGAGTATGATCAGGCAGTTGTTGCGAAGAAGCACCGTTGGCCGGCCAAGGTCAAAGGCGGTGCGGGTGCTGGCGCTGTCGGTGCGCTCCCCGCAGGTCTGCCGTCGTCGTTTCCTGGAATGAGCGGAATGGGCTTGCCCGGTGCGCCCGCATCGCCGTTCGCTGGCGCAGTTCCGGCACCCGCTTCGGCAGCTCCGATGCAGCAAGCCGCGCCGTCCGTGCCATCAACGCTACCGCCGACGATGGCACCACAGCAAGGATTCGCGTTTGCTCCCGCAGCACCCAACGGGGGCCTTCCCGTTCCGGCGGCGTCGTTCCAGTTTCCGCCAGTTCCGCAAGCTGCTGCACCGGCACAAGCGTTTACGTTCCCGCCGCCTCCCGCGGCAGTTGCACCGCAACCGGGAGGCGCACCGGCGTTCCCGTTTCCGCCTGCTCCGGGAGCAGGGTCGTAGGTTTTTCGAGCTTCCGGAGCGGGCAGGGAAAGAGCGTACAGCGACGTCCGAGAGGAAGTCTCCCTGACCGCTCCGGAGCACTTGAAAGGAGATCTCAATGGCCATTCTTCGTAAGATAGACCTTAAGCACCATGTCGACGATCAAGGACAGATCGTCAAGACAGGAAATGGCGTCGTCATTCCAGACGAAGAGCCGTTGATCTTGTTCCGCGCACGTGATCGTCTCGCGCTGCCGATGCTGCGAAACTATCGCGCACTGTGTATCGGTGACGGATGCAACGATTTTCAGCTCAAGCAAGTCGATGAACTAATCGCACGCTTTGAAGCATTTGCGCACAGCAATCCCGATACGATGAAGCAACCCGGTATCACACGAGGGCTGTGATGTCGTTTCTCGTGTTCGACATTGAGACGGTGCCGGATCCAGCGCTGTGGACAGCCCCCGCGACTTCGCCGCCAACGGATATTGCGCCGAAACGAAAACCGCGGGCAAAGAAAGACGAGTTCCCTCCTCATTTCGCCCACAGACCTGTCGCGATCGGCTACGTGCTGCTCAACGAAGAGCTGGATGTGGTCAACATGGGCGTGGCAGGGACCACCACGTTCGGGGAGGATGAACGCGCTCTACTCGTCGCTTGGAACGCGTTCGCCGATCAGAACCGGGCCACGCTCGTATCATTCAACGGGCGATCGTTCGACATGCCCGTGCTGTCTCTGCGCGCGTTGAGGCACGGCGTTGCGCAGGGATGGTACGGAGGGGGGTTTCGGAACCGGTACAAGGACGACCATCTTGATCTGTTCGATCAGCTCACGGAGTACGGGCTCGTCGGGCGCGCAGGGTTTTCTCTCGATCAGTTCTCACAGATCATCGGATTGCCGGGGAAGGGTGGGATGGATGGATCAAAGGTCGCGGGGATGTTCGCGGCTGGGCAGGCACAGAAAATCGAATCGTACTGCCTAGTCGATGTTGCGCGCACGACGTTCCTGTTTTTTCGGTATCAACTCATGCGTGGTCGAATCACACTCGATCACTATCGGACCGTGGCGACACGGTTCATGCACGCGTGCAGTACAGCAGGGTTGGATGGGGGGATATCGTTCGGAAGTGACACCAAACGTCTTTTCTTGGAGGAATGAGCCATGGGCAAGGATCTAGCGAAAGTTACTGTTGTGACCAAAGCGCCTAGCGCATCGTCACCAATCGTGTACGAGAACGTGACGTCGATCGGATCGGAGGACGGGTTGTTTGAGATCGAACAAGACGGCAAGACGCACTACTGGCCGTTCGAATCAGTAGAGCACATGACCGTCGAAGAGTGAGGTGGAGGAGCCGTTGCGTGTCCAGTAGTGCATTTGATTTTGTTGCTGGTGCGCTAGGTCCACAGCATGATTTTGCCGTCGCTGCGGGTGCGAAATGTAGCGAATGTAGTTTGCGGAACAGTGGTCAAGGCCCAGTTCCGCCGTCTCTGCCTGACGGCGAAATCGCGTTGCTTGTGGTCGCGGAAGCGCCGGGATCTACAGAAATCTCAGAAGGGAAAACACAAGTCGGTGCCGCTGGGCGTGAGATTCGTACGGCGCTACGGACTGCGGGGGCCGATCCACAGCACACAGGTTTCACGAACAGTATTTTGTGCCGTCCGCCAGGCACGGATCTGAAGCGCTATCTTCAGCAGTGCAAGAAGCAGGGGGTGCCCTCTCCCATCGAATGCTGCCGCCCTCGGCTCCAGGCTGAACTTGCTCGCACCCGCTTCGTGATCTTGATGGGCTCCGCGAGTCTCACAGCCGTGGGCATTGGAGGGAGCATCACCAAGCTGCGTGGCACGCCTGTTCAGATCCCGAACGGCCCTCCAGCGTTGCCGATCCTGCACGCTGCGTTTGTGATGCGTGAAGAGGGGCGGGTGCAGCGCCCGCTGTTCCATGCAGACGTCGCCAAAGCCGTGCGCCTGTCGCGTGGGGGAAACACGTGGCAGGACCCGCTGTATTTCGTTCCAAAGACCGCCACGGAGATCTACAACTTCTTGGCGGTGCCGCGCCCACGCGTTGCCGTTGACGTCGAGACCGACGGGAAAGACGCTTGGTCGTGCCGGTTGCGTCGGATCGGCATAGGAACCGATCGCGAAGTCATGATCTACGCACCGTTGAGCGTGCGGGGCCACCTGTTGATGCCGGAGCACGAAATCGAAACGTGCCAGCGTGTGATCGCGGGGTACTTCCAGACAGACCAGCACGTGGTGCTCCACAACGGAATCGGCTTCGATTCGATCGTGTTGCATCGGCATGGGGTGCCTCTGCGTGACGACACATCGTTCGACACCATGATCGCACATCAGATAGGGCCTACGTCCGAATTGCCTCACAGATTGGATTTTCTTGGATCGATGTACACAGACGCCAGATTTTGGAAGGACGATGCCAAGCATTCTGAGATCAAAGACGACGCAACGCTAGACAAGTATCTGTCGTACGACATCGCCGTCACGTATCTGTCCGAGCCGTACGTGATACAAAATGTGTCGTGGGCGAAGCAAGAGCACATCTACAACCTGGACGCCGAGCTGTTCCGAATCGCGCGATCGATGGCGGCGCTCGGGATCTGGATTGATCCGGCAATGCGCTGGAAGTTCGCGGCTGAGTATCAAGAGAAATCTGATCGCTTGAAACGAGAGTTTGTTGAGATCGCGGGCCGAGATATCAATCCAGGATCTCCTGTTCAGGTGCGCAAGCTGCTCTATCACGATCTAGGGCTGCCCATGCTCGATGAGCACATGACGGATTCCGGAGATCCGTCGACGGACGAACCGACGCTGCTGGATTTGCTGGCGGTAGGACTCGACGATCGTGCGCGCAAGGTCATCCATGGGCTGCTCGGGTATCGGGAAGCCGAGAAGCTGCTTGGTGTGAACACAGGGCACATCGTAGACGGGCATATCGAAGGCGGCCCGATTGTGCACGCGGACGGTCGCGTTCGCTCATCGTGGCGCCCCGGCAAGCGATCTGGACGATGGGGCTCAAGCGACCCGAATTGTCAGAACATCCCGAAGAAATTGCGTGCGATGTTCAAGCCCGCGCCCGGAAACAAGTTCGTCGCGGCTGACATGAGCGCCGTCGAGCTTCGCCAGATCGCGCTGCTTGCCGGCGACGAGCCGCTGATCGAAGCGTTCAAGGCGTTCGATGAAAAGCGTGGCCCGGACGTGCACATATTCAATGCGTGCAGTTTGTTCAGGTGCAAGCCTGAGGACGTGAACGATGAAGTGCGGAACTTCGTCAAGCGCTTCGTGTATGCACTGTCGTACGATGCTGGTACGCCAACAATCTATCGAACACTGTCGCTGCTTCGAAACGACAATCTTGAACCGCTGTTCCCTCATATCACGTTAGCCGAGGTCGAGCGGGTGTACAACCTGTGGTGGAAGGTTCACCCGGCAATAGTCGAGTGGAAGCGAAAGCTGATCTTGGGTTGGCGTAGTCACGGGTTCATCGCCACAGCCTATCACCAGCGAAAGCGGTTTTTCATCGGAGGAGAAAAGCGCGAAGAGATGGGAAATCACCCCATCCAAGGAGCGTCAGCTGATATGCAAAACGATGCCGTGATGGCTCTTGTGGCGTCATACCCGTTCGATTTTGTACAGCACCGGGGCTTAGTTATTCAAGGACACGATCAGCTCGTCGTAGAATGTGGTGCTCACGAAACAGAACATGTGAAAAAAATCGTAGAACGTGTTATGCAAAAACGCATTGGCCCGATGTACTTCCCTGCCGTAGCTAAAGCGGCAGATGACTGGAAGGCCGCGAGCTGACAATGTTCAACAGTAAACCAGGAGGAAATCGTTATGTCGAAGACGAATGGTGCTAGCAGGAATGGCGTTTCATCTAGCAGTAAGAAGAGGAGCACAGCTGGCTTGGTGAAAGCTCGCGCAGCTCGCGCGGCACAGCCGAAGCCTCCGGCTTGGCGAGACAACCCGGCGGGCAACGCCGCGGTCAAGTTCGCGAACTATGCGCGCTTCGTGCAGAAGCTGCACAACAAGATGAAGACGTTCCCGTTCGGCACGAAGGAGCTGCCGATACCTGAAGAGTTCGGTCCGGATCTGGTTCGTGATCTGACCGAAATGTCCGCAGCCCTGGCGGACCTTGCCGCGACAGGCTACAAGCCCGTGCGGACCAAGGGGCGTGGATTCACGATTCAGCCAGGGATGCGTGTGTTCCTCAAGCCGGAGGGATTGGAGGTGATCGGGAAGCAGTTGAAGCTCAAAGGAACTGAGGAATTTTTCGTTTCCGATTCGTGCGACCCATCCACGAAGACTCCGCCGGTGCGTATTGGTGGAGCGGGCAATGCCCACACATTTGTCGGGTTCGTCCCGCGCAACATGTTGTCGAGTCGAGATCTGACGGCGTGAGTTTTCGAAGCCCCGATGCGAGGAAACTGCTACTCGTGTCGGGGCTGTTCGTGTTGGTGAATGTCGTTTCGGCCTTGACGGTCGGTGTTGTGCATCTGAAGAGGCGCGTGTTCGAGTTGGAAGCCCGGGTGATCTTGTTGGAGGCGTATAGGTGACAGTCGCAGTAGCTATTCAGCCGTACGTTTCGTCTAACTGTGCGGCTTGTGGCCGCCCACTGACTGATGCAATCTCTGCTGAGATTGCTCTTGGTCCTGACTGCGTCGTGCAAAACAGCTACGACACGCGAGCGCTTGCCGAAGCTGATCGAATTCTCGTCAATTATATCATGCACGCCATTGCCAGCAACACGCTAGCACCGGACCACCTACGCGCAGCCATCTTCCGTGTGCACGAGCTAGGGTTCATCGATCTGGCAAAACGGATAGAGCGTCGTGTTGGGCGCTGGATCGCGACAGCATACGAGGACGCCCCGCGCGCAGCGCCGCCAATCGTTGAAGAGCAAAAGATCGAACCGCTACCGTTCGCGCTCACCGAAGGACAGGAGAATGCCGCAGCGGCCGTGCGACGAATCAAGAGCAAATCCGGTTACGGACTGTGCGTGATCGCCGGATTTGCCGGCGTCGGGAAAACGACGCTGATACGTGCACTTGCGGCTGAGCACGGAACACCAATTGTTATCACACCAACAGGGAAAGCTGCGTTGCGTGTTCGAGAGGCAACGAGCCTGCACGCTGAAACGATCCACCGGTGGATCTACAAACCAAAAGAAGACGAAAAAACAGGCACTGTGCGGTTCGTGCGGCGTCTGCCCGATGACATAGCTGTGCCGCGTTCACGTCTCGTCATTCTTGACGAAGCCTCGATGGTCAGCCCCGAGCTGTGGAAAGACGTGAACACGATCTGCACGCAGTTAGGGCTGTGCCTCGTGCTCATCGGAGACGGATTTCAGTTGCCTCCTGTGTTGCCTCCGAATTCTCCTCCGTTCTCGGTACTGCTTCCGGAATTCGCGGCAGCGTGGAAAGCCGAGCGGATAGAAATGACGGAGGTCTTGCGACAGGCGCAAGGATCGCCTGTGATTCGTGCGTCGATGGGACTCCGCAACGGCTTGGGCATTCGTGCTCTTGCTGAGCTTCCCCGCCTCGATACGTCGCAGTTGTGGGGTTGCCTGGTGGAGACATACCGCAATGGGGGTGTGACAATCTGCCATCGCAACGTGACACGGTTCCAGCTCAACGCAGGTGCTCGCGCGATGCTCGGGATCTACGACGAGATGCCGCAAAAAGGCGAGCCGTTGATGGTTCTCAAAAACGCCTACGAAGCTGGCGTGATGAACGGGGAATCTTTCGCGTTCGAAGGCTGGTCGAGCGCTCCAGAGAGCTACGAGCGCGTGTTTGACAAGTATAAGCCTGTGGAGGAAGACGCGCGCTTCGGTGCGACCAAGATCGGAAAGGCTACAGTCACTATCGCTTTGGAAGAGTTGCACGGACGATTGACGGCCGGTCCCAAAGCGATAGAAATTGCTGCAAGCAATTGGGCGCGAATGCAAGGCGTGTATTTGGGTGACAGCGTTGCGCCACACGTTCATGTCAACTTTGGATATGCGTGGACAAGCCATAAATCGCAAGGAAGTCAATGGCCTTTCGTGCTTGTAATAGTTGAACCGTCAGTACGATTGAACGAAGAAGATGGCCGGCGTTGGATGTACACTAGTTTGACACGCGCTCAGACAATGGCGGCTGTGTACATCGGAAAGATTTAATGGAACACACGTGTCACGCGCACGCTTGTAGCCGCACGGTTCAACCGCGCATGCTGTTTTGTCCGCGGTACTACGCGTTGGAGTTCGAGCGCTGGCGAACACAAGCGATTGCTCTTGGGCTCGGAGATCGAATATCGTGATCGATACGCAACTGCTTCACGCGCATACGCTGATCTCGACGCTTCACCCGCGCCCGGATGCGCAAGCGCTGATCGAGATCACGGGCCTGGCGCCAAAACGCGCTCCAATCAAGCGCTACTTCACGGATGCTGCGTTAGCGACGGTCTTCGGGATCGAGACGAATGCCATGCAATATTCCGTGTTCGTTGCGATCAACCCACGCTCCGCGATGTCAGGGTTCGAGCGCGATGTGCCTTTCGTGACAGCGTTAGGGCTAGACCTGCAACCCGAGCGGACCGGGATCGAGGAAGTGGACAAGCGCTTGACCTTCGGGGGAATTTCGCCAACCGTGACAGCGAACTCCGGGCACGGCGCGCACTTTTATATCGGGCTGTCCGAGCCTGCGGAGGCACACAAGGCGAAGATCGTGTGGGAGCGTCTGTGCAAGTACACCGGCAGCGATGCCGTGTTCAACGTCAACAGGATCTTTCGTCTTGCCGGCACGGTGAACTGGAAGAGCACGCCCCGCTGGTGCCACTTGACGGGGGTGTACCCCGATCGACGGTACACACTGGCGCACGTCGAAGCCGCTCTCGATCGTCTTGGGGCCGCGCCCGCGCGACCACCAAAGGAAGGTATCCCTGTCGCGATCGATCCTCCCACAGATTGGATGGAGCTGCGCCGAATCCTGCACGCCGGTGTGCTCGATATCATCGACACCGGAGAGAAGAACGCGTACAGCGAAAAGCAGATCACCCGGTCCGAAGCCGATTGGGTTGTGGTGTGCGCGCTGATCAGCGCGGGAGCGTCGGACGAAGTGATTCACTGGGTGTTTGAACGTTGCCCTGTAGGGCTACTTAAATATCGCGAGGCGGGCGCTCGATACTTGAATCAGACAATCGAATCGGCGCGGCGAGCCACAGCCGTGCAGATTTCCAACCGCCCCGTGGCGTCCCGGTACTTGCCTCAATCGCGCTTCACCGGTGGCGGGGGTGATTCATTTCGCGCGCGTGCTGCCAACAACTTCTATCGATAAGGAGAATCCATGTCCGTTTATGTAAATCCCCTCGATAACCTATTCCGTGACACACGATCGATCAACGACATGCCGTTCGGCGCTGGTGCACCGGATCGTGAAGCTGAAGCGCAGTGGGTTCGCGCGACGCTCGCTACGTGTGACGTTCACGTTGCCGAGGACATCGAGCTGTTGGGATGCACGGGCGCGTACGCGGTACTACAGCACGACATGCCCGAAGGGGCGCTGACAGGTGATCCGGTATTGACAACGCTAGGCGCGATCAAGCGCTTGCGTCTCGGGCTCGCAGGCGGCGGTGTCGGACTGCCGTGTTTCGTTCCGATCGATCGCTTCTGCCTTGCACACAACACAATTGGTGGGTTGGAGCCAGGGCAAGCGCAACGCCATGCAGATCAAGTGAATGCCATTTCTCGGGAACTGACCCCCGAGGAGAAAGGCAAGATCGCCGTGATTGAACTGGCACGCAAGAAAGGCCGTAAGGATCCGATCGCAGCGTCAGACATACTGGCCGGACGCGATGAAAGCGTATTGGAAGATGCGGCACCGATTGCGGAGCCGATTGCGGCGCCAAAGCACACGGCAGTATGGAAATGCCAGGAACACACCAACACCGACTGGAAGTGCCGGTATTGCATAGCGCAAGCAATAGTTGACGGGCCACTTGCGCCGGTGCTGTTCGTTGACGACGGCGAAGACGCGATAGCCTCAGGAAACACGGTCGAAGAAAGCATCGCGGCTTTTGATGCTGGAGGCAAATCCCGCACATGTGTGAACGTGCGCGTTGCCACATTCACGAGAAAGCTGTCGAGGGATTAAAATGCTTGTCGCAATCGAAGGATTGGATGCGGCTGGGAAAGCTACACAGGCAGGAATGCTTACCAATCGATTGAGTCAAATTAAACACACAAAACTGTTTTCGTTTCCGCGTTACTCCACACCGATAGGGGAGGTGATCAAAAGACGTTTGCGTTCTGTAGGAATATGGAACACTGAAGATGCACTTACGTTGCAATGCCTTATGCTGGGTGACAAGTATGACGCGGCCCCTGAAATACGGCGCGTTCTGGCGCGTGACCACCATGTTGTTTGTGATCGCTGGATTGCATCTGGCATATGCTACGGAGCCGCGGATGGTGTCGATGCTGCGTTACTAGAGAATCTGCATCGCGGTTTGCCTAAAGCAACGTTAAACATTTTTCTCGACGTCTCACCGGAAGAGGCTCTCCGACGACGTCCCGATGCCCGCGATCGTTACGAGAAGGACCGTGCCAAGCAGGCTGCCGTACGGCTGAAGTACGTTCACATGGCGGAGAGCACGCTAACGGAATGGCGAATCGTGAACGGTGAATGTTCACGGGACAGTGTCGCTGATCAAATATGGCAACATGTTGGTGATTGGCTGGAGGCGGGTGAATAATGAAAGTTGTATACGTAGCGCATCGTTTAGGGTGCGGTGCCGATCGCGAAGCTAACCGGTTGGCTGCCGCCGAATGGTGTGGCTGGATCGCGAAAACTTACGGCGTTGCCATCAGCGCCGATTGGATCGTGCTGACGGGCGTCTGGGATGAGTCGATGCGCGAACTGGGTCTGGCTACTGATATGGAGATGGTCTCCCGTGCTGATGAAGTTTGGCAGGTGGGGCCTGTCCTCTCGCCGGGAATGCAACTTGAGGGCGATTGCGCTGCAGCACTTGGAAAGCCTGTCTTGAATCTCACTGGTTTGAGCCAGGAAGAGGTTGCGGTGCGGTTGGCGGTGGCCGCGTGATTTCAGCAAAAATTCTGGCAGATTCTCTTGCGCCGTGCGGTAAGCGCTTGATCACATACGAATGTACGTATCCTCGTGCTATCCATTCAGAAATAATGACGCACAGAATGTTGACAAAGAGTTCCGCCAGCTCCCGTGCGATTCCCGTTCAGAAGCTCATCGATCGTGTAATGGAAGACCCGTGGATTCCGGAGCACATCGGTAAGAATCAAAAGGGCATGCAGGCTACAGAGATGGTCGACGAGGACACGCGCAAAAAGGCCATTCGTGTATGGATGCACGCTCGCGACGAAGCTGTCAGACACGCGATGGAGCTGGTCACCCTCGGGATCCACAAACAGGTGGTGAATCGAATACTAGAACCGTGGATGTGGATCACTGTTGTCATCACTGGTACAGAATGGAACAACTTCTTTGCGTTGCGAGATCATCCAGCCGCGGAGCCCCATTTTCAAGAGCTTGCACGAAGGATGAGAATGTTGAAGGAAGCTCACACACCTAAGCAGCTGGAAGCAGGAGAATGGCATTTCCCGTTCATTACGCCGCAAGAGCTGCATCAAGAGGACATCGCGACACTGATCAAAGTGGCAGTCGGGCGCTGCGCGCGCGTTTCGTACCTCACGCACGACGGTCGCCGGGATATTGCAGAGGATGTGAAACTCCACGATCGTTTGCGGGATCAAAATCCTCCCCACGCAGCGCCGTTCGAGCACGTGGCGGTGGCGCTCGATGTTCCGTCACGACACGGAAATCTTGTTGGGTGGAAGTCCTATCGAATGACGTTGCCGAACGAAAGCGTGCTGGGATGACCTGCCAACAATGTAGCAACGCTATGAGTTCGCACTACCAGCTCAACCACATCAATACGACCGGGGCCGTCGACGGGACTGTGTCGGTTTGCTCTTTGATATGTGTGGTGCGTTTCGCGTACTCCTACGGTACGCAGCGCGGAGCTATGGGTGCGATGGCAATCAAACAGACTGTCACGCAGCTGCTTGCAGCACTTAAGGGACCCCCAAGAACGTGATACAATCGTGGCATGCACCTGTTGCATGACCATCCCACTGCGGTGGCTTTGACAGCCTTCGTTGTCGGCTACGTGCTCGGGTTTGTTCGATGTGGTTTGCGTTTGCCTGCACCCCCCAGTTGACCACACCCGAGTTGTAGGCGTAGTATTTCCGTAAAGCGAGGACATACCGATGATTCTTGGCCAAACCCGTCACGCAGATTTCACTCGTCCCGAAGCCGCGAGCCCGAGTTTTCGCCCCGGCATTCCGGGTGTCGGGTTCTATTCGCACTTCCAACCATTCAATCAAGTGATGCGACGGATGCCTGCCGCAAATGGATTCTACATGCCGCAGCTGAATCCGAATGCAGGTCCGGGGGTCATGCCAAATGTTCCCGCGCCGGCCCCGGCTGTCACCGCGCCAGCCCCGAGCGCTCCTGCTGTTCAACCGAAAGCGGGAGGCATGGCAGGATTCTCCGGGATCGGTTTTGGCAGCACCGGTGGCACGCGCGGCGGGCACGCGCACATCGATCCGTACATGATCATGCGCCAGGGTGTGGTTCCCGGTGTGATGCCGAGCGGATCCAACATCCGATACGGTGTCACGCACGTCGATGATCGTGTGCAGCGATCGTTGCCGTTTCAGTCGGGCAACAATCGCTCGATCATGCTCTCCCCGCCCCCTCCGCCACCCCCGCCCGCTCCAGTCGCGCCCGCACCGACCATGAAAGGCTTCGGGGCTCCCCGGCATCGTAGGGGCCGCGGATGGTTCTCTCGCATGTTCTCACCCCCGACCGTCGCGGAAGTTCGCGCGTGTGAGACCTACGGGCCGCGTCCGTCCGACGGGCTCACCGTCACTGTGTGCAACGGGCGCGTGACCGAGTATCGCGACGCTGCCGGCAACGTCCGTCAGGTCACGCCACACGACTACGCGTAAGGGGTGGCCCCCCGCTCCCACCGTGCGCAACGAGTATCCAAATCCGGCGGATGTGGTCTACGCGAGGCCGCTGCCTCCCGGTTTTCCGTGCCAGCAGACGACCACGAACACAGGCAAGAACGTTCCGATGCACAAGCACGGGGCGTGGCTGAACGCTGAGGGCACCGGAAACACTGACGTTGATTCGGGGCACTACCACCGCGTGCGGGACTTCAAGGTCCAACCGGATCCGTCGGACGGCCACACACACGCGCTGACGATGCTCCCGTGCGGCGCCGGTGCGCCCCGGACGACCGGCCAAGAGCTTGTTCCTGTCGGCGTGGCAGTTGACCTTCCGGACGGTACATACGTCGTTCAGGTGCAGGGCGCGGGAAGTGACAAGCCGTTCTGGACTCCGTGGAAGATCGTTGGCGCGCTGGCGCTGGCAACGGGACTCGTCGTGGGCGGCGTCATGCTGTACCATCGATATCAGGAGCTGGCAGAGTGACTCACAAAGCGCTGATCCTGTCGTACGTGCGTCAGGCCAACGAAGCTCTGCGTGAGGGCAATTGTGTGTTCGCCCGGGATGCTGTCGCGCGGGCCATCGGGCTGCTACAGAACGCACCGGTCCGTCAGAGTGCGTCCACGCAGAGAACTGTGATGAAGGCCCACACTGTGATCGGACGCAAGTGCGGGCTCATGGCGCCAACGTACACGTCGCAGCAACAGACCCCCGAGGGATTGATGCCTCCGTCGTACGTGGCGAATCCGTACACCCCTGAGGGCTTGCTGCCCCCGTCGTTTCATGGCGCGGGGATCGTCGGCAACATCACCACGACACTTGCGACGCTGGGGATCGCCGGTGCCGCGTTCGGGTTGTTCTACGGGTTCTGGGCAATTTACAAGGATTCGTAATGCACAGAGAACCAAGACGAAGAGCTGGTGGGTGTGGGCGACCACGGTCGCGTGTCGCGCCGTCATTCGGGGAGGCGCCGATGATTCAGTGGAACAAAGCACAAAAGATCAAGCTCACTGAGTGCGTGCGCATGATCGTACAGCGCAAGGGCACGAAAGCGCGAGAGTTTCGCTTGTGCCCGGTTGGTGGAGCCGGTCACGGGGCGCAGCTCCAGGTGCTCACGCCCGGCGGCGGGGATGGATCAAAGCCCCTGATTGTTGGCGATGTGCGCAAAGCATGTCGACTTACCTGGCCGTTGATCACGTACGAGAAGGACTACTCGTCCGAAGCGATGGCTTCGATTCGTGAGCTGCACGGGGCGAAGAAACGGAAGCGTCGGTAGATGCTCACCCCCAAAGGCTGTCACGTTCGCTACGTCGCACTGGACGGTGCAGGCAAGGCTGAAGTGCGTGTTAGTTGCATCCCAACGTCCGGTTCGCCTTACGGTGAAAACGTAAACCACTCCGTGAACGTCAAAGCAAGCACGCTCCGGTTTCGCGGCGCGTACGTCACGGGTAAGGCCCGCGTCGATTTCGTGCTCTCTCCAGCACACGCGACGTGCAAGAAAAGCGGCGCTGAGATCGCGTGCAAGCTGACCGGCGAGACGTCGTCTGAGTCGCTGCGCGGCCCAGGCGCTGTATGGAAAGCGCCAAAGCAAAAGAAATTGAAGCCTGCCAAGCGTGAAGTCGGTTGGAAACAGCGGTTGCGTGAGAAGTACCCTGAGAGTGAAGCATTCAAGAGATACGCAGGGAGACGCTGATGGCCGCCCAGTGCACCGTTCGCTTCCAATCTCAACGCGGCGCCAAGCGCACCGCTGTCGCGGTTCTCTACGCGCGTGACGGGCGCTTGCTGAACTACATCGTGCTGCCGCGTCCGGTGAGTGTGTCGCAGGCCCGCGCAGTGAAAGCGAAGCTCATGAAGGGCTGCGCGGAACTCTCCCGCAGGAAACGAGGGCACGAGTAAGATGGCTCGACGGCGCAAAACACTTCGGCTCACGAGCAAGTTTCCGTTCGTCAAGTTCGGGGGTTCGCGCTCCTCCCACCAGAAGTACGAGACATTTTGGGCCAAGCACAGTTCACATCGTGGAATACCAGATCGCGGTTATTGTTGGTCGAGTTCCGGCGAGTTCGCGGCACTTGTGTGCGTGCCAACGCTGCTGTTGCCAAACGGGGCGCACAGTTATTGGCCAATATGGCAGGGCGGCGTGTGGACTTGATCAAAGTGCAAGGACGTGGTGAGGATCGGGCTACGATTGCTGAAATAATATCCGAAGGCTTCTCAACGAACCTGGCGGACGAGAAGTCGATGAAGCTGAAGAAGCCGATGCGTGTGCACATCGAGTGCAAAACCGCGAGCGGGTTTCGCTGGATGCGCCAGAACGCGATTGGTGGTAACCCGCCCATCGCATCTATTGGCGAACGCTCCGAGCCTTTCACAGTGTTTCGTCCCGATAGATTCGCCGATCTGCTCGACGCCGCTGAGTGCCGAATCGTAGAAACACTGGCCGGGGCGAGGAAGCATCGATGACTTCACACGCGTGCAAAATCAAGCGTCGGATCATCGAGGAGAATCTCTTGCGTGCAATGGCCAAAGCTGACAAGCACGGCTATACGGGATTCGTGAGCGGTCGCGGCGGACTGTTTGACGATCCCGTCGTGAAGCGTCTCATGCGCAAGCGCGATGCACTGCTCAAAAAGTGCTGACGCGAAAATGTGGACCGACGACGAAAACCTCCGCAGGCTATCTCGCAAGCAGCACGCCACAAACGCGACGCACTGATCGCTGACCCCCTCCCGTTTGTAGCCAACGTCGCACGCCGTTTGGCTCGCAAGCTGCCAGACCACATCGATCTCGATGACTTGATCGCAGCCGGTAACCTCGGGCTCATCGACGCGGCGACGCGGTACGATGCTAAGCACGGCGTGTCGTTCGAGGGATTTGCTGAGACACGGATTCGGGGCGCCATGCTGGATTCGATTCGAGCCAACGATACGCTGTCGCGAGACATGCGCCGTGTGTCCATGCACCTCCGAGACGTTGTGAACGAGCTTGAAAGGGCACTCATGCGCACGCCGGACCAAAGTGAGATCGCCGCGCACATGGGCCTTACCGATGCTGAACTGGCAAAGATGCGCAGCCGCCTCGCGGGGGACCGTGTGGTTGGGTACGACGAAGCCGTGCCGCCCGGCCGCGACTTCTTCGAACTCACCGCGGATCCTAAAGCCGTCGACGCGCTACAAGCAGCCGCACACGGACAGATGCTTGATTGCTTGCAAGCGGCGATCGAAAGGCTTCCACTTCAGATGCAGCGCGTGCTGACGCTGTACTTCTGCCAAGATTTGTCCCTTGGCGAGATCGGCATCGTTATCGAGCGAACGGAATCACGTGCGTGTCAAATTCTGGCGCAAGCGTGTGCGATGCTTCGTGAAGATCCGGCGCTCACCCCCGCAGCGTCCGGTCGAACCTGAACCACTCCTCGGCCGTGCGCTTGTGCACGTAGCACATCAACTTCTCGTCCAGCGTCCATCGAGCGATCAACGCCGTCGGTAGCAGCCAGCACGCGTGGAGTGAGAGGCGTGCCAGTGCGAGGAGATCTAGCTTCAGCGCTCGCACGCGTCGATAGCCGAACAGGTGGGCGCGGTGCTGCGGCACGCGAGATCCCACGTGATGATTCCAGACGTCTGAACGTTTCGGCACACATCTTCGCAGGTCGCGCCGTTCGGCGTCGAGCGGGCCGCGGGGCAGCCGAGATCCGTTTCGTGTGCGCAAACCGTGGCGCATGAGGCGATCACGGGTGTTGGCGGAACAGGTGGAGGCGCCGGGTGCGGGCAGCCTTCACCAAGAAAGAACATTCCAGCGATCAGCAACGCGCGCATCATGACGACAGCTCCGTGGAGTAGAGAGGCGGCGCTTCGACGATCCACAGATCATCCGTTTCAGACCACTTTACATAGTCCGTGCGCATGCGAAAGAACCCGCCGTCGCCCCAATCTTTGCTCCACGAATTGCAAATGCTGAACTCGAACGATCCGTCGGGCATCGTCCAACTGTCTGTGATCAGCAGCTCGTGACCGCCAGCAATCTGTTCGTTGATCGGGGGGCCTAATGCTTTGGTCGAATCGGTTTCTCCTGCGCAAAAGGCTTCCGACACCAACGTTCCGAACGACACGCCGAAGCCCGACGCAAGAGCGTGTCGAATGACGGCGATGCGATCCGTTCCGGTTTCTGTGATTCGTAAGTAGGCCGGCAGCACCCCCGCCGCTGTTTGCTTCGCCTTTTGATCGAAGCCTTGTCGAAAGAACTCCGCGGGTGGCATCTGGGCGAACTTCGGAAGCTCTCCGTTTGGGCCAGGCTTGGTGTTGTCGTCGTAGGGCCACACGGACTCAGGAGCGAAGCCGAATTTGACCAGAGCCGCGCAAGCGTTGCGAGTGTACGTACCGGTGTCCTGGTGTTGGTCACCCGTCACGGCTCGCGCGAGGTAGTAAAGGCCATTACGCGACAGCAGGGGGGGATTGACTGCTCCCTGGCGAACGTGGGACATCCGAACGTTTTGGGCTAGCGAATTGGCGACGCACGAACCCTCGGATCCTTGATCTAGGATGTCCAGGATGTACTTGCGGAGGTGCGCATCCGGGGACGCTACTGCACCTGCTGTGCGCTTCGCGCTGTAGGAATGGTCTCGGGCGTCCGGCTTGTCTTTCAGCCAACCGCGCCCACGCTTCTGGAAAGTTGTGCTCACCGTCCGATTACCGCCAGCGGTTCGGGGACCACCAGCGTTGGCTTCGGTCCACCCCGCGCGACCATCGCCGTACCTTGACGACTCACTCCGTATGGGCCGAGGAGCCCTGTCACGTCCAAGTAGGCTTGCTTGAATTCCGCGAATGCGGCGTCGAGCTGTGCTTGGTTGATGTCCGTGGTGCCTTGAGCGATTCGCAAAGCCGTATCGAGAGCTGCCCGAGCTTTGCTCAAACCGGCATCCACTTTGGCTTCGAGTGCTGGATCAGGGTGCGCTGCGAAGACGATTGGCGCAAAGCGTGCGATCTCGTCGAGGACCAACATTCCGTCTTGCACATACGCCAGAACCGTCGGCAGGTTTTTCTGGACTGTCGCACAACTGGGGGTCAGCGAAGCGGAGAGCAGGACGAGAAGCAGTGCAATGCGTTTCATGCTGCAAGAGTAGCTTGCTGTGGGGGGTAGGTGCAAGTCAGCGGTGTTGCGCTGTCGCACGCCCGATCATGAACGCCAGCGCTGCGGCGACCACACCGAGCCCGATGCTCTTGATGGTGTACCAGCGCACGAAGTAGTCGGGCGCGACGGTGATTGCCGTGCGTGCGTCGGTGGAGAACGAACCGATTTGTGCTGCACGCAGCATCACAAAGATCGGACTAGAATCCAGCGCTTGGTACCTGAGACGTGCAACCCACGATTCTTTGCTGTCGACACGAGACGTTGCAATTGTTGTTTAGTGTAGCCTTCTGCATCGAACGTAACTTCTCGCACACCGCGCTGCACTTTGTCCAAGATCAAATCTAGCTTGGTCTTGCTCGATCCTAAGCGGCGCGCCCCGAGAAGCGACGGCTGCTTGCCACTCGCGAGAAACGCATCGAGCTGCTTCTCGACGTTCCGAATGGGAGGAAAGCCGGGATTGAAACGCGTGTTGAGGCTACGCTTGATCGTAGCGGCGATCTCGGGGGTCACGGTCACGTCGCAGTTGGGCACCACGCGTGCCACGTCGGCTTCGACCTTCTGCTTTGCTTCCAACAAGTGCCCGAGGCGATAGATGTTGGCGTTGCCACGTTTCATCTCGCGGGCGCTCTCCTTCACGTCGTGTTGCGTGAGCTTCGAGGACAGTACCGCCATGAAATTGCAGACGGTCGGTGGGATGCCTTTCTTTTTCTTGCCTGCCGTCACGGATACACCGGATCGGTTGCTTTCTTGCGACAATCGTGAACGACGAATTTTTTGCTCGGGTAGCGTAGCAAGAGTCGGCGTCCGGCCCGATGCGCTTCCCCTTCCGTCGCGTACGACATCACGTTAGGCGTGTATCCGGCAGGCGCAGCAATTGGGCGAAGTCTGCCGTTCGCTGACGTATACAGGACGAACCCACCGCCTGTCAGGGCGCACACCGTCTTTAGAGTTTTTGGCATCAAGCCCCCCGCGTTTTCAGATGGCGCAGCAACTGTGAGGCCCGGCATCGTGCATCCGCTGCGTGTGTATAGGCGTGATCGTAGTAGGCCACCGTCACTTGGTTGCCTGTTTCTACGTCATTGCCAACGACCTTTGCCGTCCATTCGCCTTCGTAGCCGAGCACGCGATTCGGCTTCTTGCCCGTGACGAGCGAGCGCAGCTTCGTAGCAGCGTAACCGGTTTTCTCAATCATGCCCGGATCCATGTCCGGTAGCGTGTTGCAATGCTTTGGACCGATTCGCATCAAGCCCCCCGAGGTGCGCTGCCCGCGCCCTGCAAGATGAACCCCGGCAACTTCCCGCTGTCCCGTTCCATCTTCAAAACCGACAGCAAGTATGGATCGCAGCGCTCCAGCACCTTCGCGTGCCGGTCCTGCTGCGCCGTGATGAACGTGCGCATCCGTGTGGGGTCCACACCGGTGACACCTTTCAACGCTTCGCGCCCGAGCATCTCTTCCACCGTGTCGAGCAGCACCAGGGCGTAGGACGCGTGCGTGAGCCCGACCACCGGGGACTGGTCCTGCGACGCCGCGAACGCGTATCGGCGGATCTGGCGAATTGCTATCGGGCCGGCGTCGGGCGGTCCCATGGCGGTCAGTGCCGCGGTCAGCGCGCCCGGGACACCCGCTTCACCGAATCCGTGGAACACCGATTTGGCGTGCTGGAAGAGTCCGAGGAACCAGCCGCGTCTGAGCCACATGAACAATCCCAGTGCGCCCACAGCGGCACCGGTGAGGAATGGGCGTTTCATTTCCACGGCTTCAATACTACAGCCACTTTCGCTGCACTTGCAACCCGTGGTACAGTCTTTGGACCCGGATCGCCTATGGCGGAAATCTACACCATTTCAGGTGCTCACGCAGCGCCCGCCGCGTCTCCCGCACCTGTATCCCCTGCGGCGCAGCTTCAGAACGCGCTGAAGGCTCTCGGGAATACGACAGGCGATCCGAATCTGTCAAAGGTCGCGGTCGATGGCGTGATCGGGCCAGCGACGGTGAAAGCTGTCAACTACGCGCTGGCGACGTACGTCGGTGGCACCTCGGCGTTCCCTCGCGCTGACCTGGACGTCACGCGCGTGCGGCAGTACGCAGGGGCACTCGCGGCGCTCGTCGCGCAACGCGTGCAAAAGAGTGGCGGGAGCGTTCCGGATCCAGTTGTTCAGCGTGCCGTTCGCAGATCCTCGTCGAGTGGCGCGCTCGTTCCGATACCGATCACGCAGCAGAATACCGGAATGGCATCGAATCAGCAGTGGGTGTGGTACGTGGTCGGTGGTGTGTCGGTTTTGATCGCGTTGTCGCTGGTTGCTGCGGCACTCAAGAAGAAACGAAAATGAGCGTTGTCAGCTTGTTCAATGGCGCACTTTCGGCATCCTTCAAAGCGACGAAGGCCCTGTTGATCGCGGGCGTTGACGCCACCTTTGGCTTCGAGATCACAGTAGTCACAGCTCCTGCGGTGATCGAATGGTATCTCGAAACGGGGGAAGCTCCTAGCGGCCCGTGGTTCCGCGAGATCGCCGAGGAGGATACGGGATTGGGTGCCATCAAGATGCCCGAGATCCTGCGAACGTTCACGGACAACGGCGGATCAACACTTGCCGTTGGAGCGCATTTTCTCGATGCAGAGTTCAAGCGGCGTAGGCCGATGGTTCGTATTCAGATGCGCTTGGCATCAGGGGGTCCGGCAACGGTGTCGGTGACCGCGCCTTTCGGAACGATTGCGGTGTAGAGGGGGGCAGATGGTATGCTGATTACGGGGATTGCACGACATGGGGGATTCACATGAGCCTAGCGACGACGATTTCGATGGAGAGCGCCCAACCTCTCCGGACAGCGGATCAGTCCTCAGCGAGGCTCTCCGCGACGTTGGATTTTCGCTCAACGAAATTGTCCGCGATCTTGCTGAAAGTGCGCGAATTATCCCGCGACTTCAAGTTGATGAACGCGTCTTTGCAGTCCGGGCCCTCGCAGACAAGATGGGGGCGCTTGGGGATATCGCTCACGAAACTCGGCAGTCTCTCGAAGCCCTAGCCAACGACAGATTTCTGCTCGCGCGCCTTTGACGGTTCGAGTGCTGGAGCATTCATCCAGGCGTCGTTGCCATCACACTCTTTACTGGCGGCATAAATGTCGACTAGCGTTGAGGCATCTCCTGCAAACCACAGTGTGACGGTTGCTGTAAAAGTCGGTAGTCTAATCGTTGCAGTCTTTCCCAATCTGTAACACACGCGACATATCACGGCGTGTTCGTCGTCACCGTTGTACACCACAGGTTCGTGCTTGGTCGCGATCACCGAATGATGAACTCCGTAACAGTCCCTCGTTTGTGCACAGCCGAGTTGATGTTTCGACGCATTGCAACCTCACGGATTTCGAAGCCGGTATTGTACAACGATCGGACGTGATCCGATCCGGCATTCGACAGGATCACGTGGGCGCGTGCGCCCTTCAGCCGCACCGCCAGATCCCGCAGTCTGATTTGATCGTGCAAGTCGAAGCCTGTGGTGGTGTACCCAGTGAAGTTGGCTGTGTCGGACACCGGGACGTATGGAGGATCGAAGTAGTACAGCTCGCCAGTGCGGTCTTTTGCGTGCGGCAATTTTTCGAAGTCCCGACACAGGATCTCTGTATGCTGCAGTGCTTTGGAGCATGCCCGCAGGTTGTCATCGGCGCAAATGTTCGGGTTGCTGTACTTACCCGCAGACACATTGAATGTCCCGGACTTGTTAACGCGCCACAATCCGTTGAAGCATGTGTGATTCAAGTAGATCATCCAGGCGGCTATTCCGCCCTCGCTTAGGTGCTGCAGCCTGGTGGCACGTGTGTGATTGTAGAAATCTATGCCGTGAGCTGCGTGCAGCGGGATGTAGTGCTCCTTCAGGTAGCCAATCACGTCTTCGACGTAATCTCGCACGCCTGTGTATGTCTTAACGAGCAGTTCGTTGGCGTCAGACAGTACCGCGTGCTTCGGTTGAAGTGCGAAGAACAGTGCTCCTCCCCCGAGGAACGGTTCGTGGTACGTGTTGAAGCGCTCCGGAATCAACTTGAGCAGCTCAGGCACAAGTTTATTCTTACCGCCCGCCCACTTTAGGAATGGGGTCGCGCGATCAGGTTGGAGAACATTCATGTGTGATCCGTAGCAGGGCTTCGCGCATCCGTTTGTAACAAGCGGCGGTGTCGGTGGCGGCGGCGTCGGTGGCGGCGATGGCGGCGTAGGCGGCGTAGGCGGTGGCGTCGGTGGCGGCGTAGGCGGCGTAGGCGGCGGCGTAGGCGGCGTAGGCGGCGGCGGCGGTGGCGGCGGCGGCGTAGGCGGCGTAGGCGGCCCCCCACTCTTTTTTCGTTGGTGGATCCCCCGCGAGTTGACGGTGGTAAAGCTCCGCAACTGGCTTGCTTGTGGGATACTGTCCGAGTTCTTCCGTCAGCAACCACAAAAACCACCGGGGAAGAACGTCTGTCAGATCCGCGCCGATTGGAACCGCTTCAAAGAATTCGAGCGTGCATTCAAGTTTGTCGATCAGCCTCGTTAACTGTTCCGGTAGCGTGCACGCCGGTCCCGGTCCATATCCTGGAGCGAGCGCCGACGCCGCGAGGTGGGCCGTAAACGCGCGCTTATGCTTTTGTGTGCTGTACAGGATCATACAGGTTCCACGCCAGCATGTGTACGCTTCCATCTGGTACCACAGACACACCGTTGTTCTGTGTACAAGCTCAAAACTTCCCCGCACGTGCAAACCCAACCGCCGTGCCTTGCAGGGTTGCCGGGGCGAATAGAAACGCGCGGCGTGTGTGCATCATGTAACCCTTTCGACGTGCCAACAATACAGCACAGGTTTGCTAGCCGTCCAGCAATATCGTATCCTCCGGGCATGGTCGAGTTGCGTCCGCTGATTGTCATCACAGGAACTGTCCGTGTCGAGGGCGGCGAGACCAACACCGTCCAGAAGACCTCCTCGGAGCATGCAGGTACCCTGACGGTGATCATGCAGCGCGAGATCTCGAAGGATCGGCGGGCCGCGAACGTGATCACGACGGACTATATGCGGCGCCTTCGGCAGCTCGGATTGCTGCGCACACCATTCGGTGTGCTCTGTAGCACCAAACAGTTGCCCGAAGTGAAGCAGCTACAGATGGACACAGGGCGCAAAGTAGCCGAGTACAACAGCACGAAGGGGCGGGCGTGCCGCCTGTCGAACTGCATGCTGTGGGAGCCTCTCCAAGGCGCGCGAGCAGCCGCCGTGGCAGCTTGGATCGATGAACGCGTGAAGGATCCTGGTGTTCGAGACGTGTTCGATGAACTGGTGAAGTCGTCGATAAACGCGGCGTAAGCGCTACTCGTCGACGATCGGGAACTCGACTTTGCCTGTCATGTACGTTTTCCCGTTTGTGGGCTTTGCCACGCGCAACGCTGCGTGTTCGAGATAGAACTTCACACGTTCGCGCGCGAACTCGCGCATGTCGGCTTGTGAAGCAATTTCGGCTTTGTGCAGATCTTCCTTTGTCGCGAGCGATTCGATCTTTTCACGGAGTGTACGCACTTCCCAGGCTTGCGCGTTGTAGCTTCGCGCGACTCCGAGCGCACCCCCGACGATTGCACCCACAATCACCACCACGTACGTGACGGGCATGTGGGTTTTCGTGATGTCCACAGTGGGCATCTTAGCCGGCGTTTCCACGCTCGGTATTCTACCTTACGTGACGACTTGTTTCAGTATTTGCAGGATCTTCGAATCGGCGAGCGCCCCGACGAACTTGTGGAGCTTTCCTCGCCGGTCCATGACCACCGTGGTGGGTGTCGCACGGATCCCGAGGCGCGTGGCAAATTCGTTGGCGCGGGGATCACTCGCCAGGTCGTAGACGCCTACCGGGCAGCTCGGGGGGTTGCGTGAGCAAGCGTTCTTGAACCGCGGCATGTACTCTTCGCAGGCCGGACAGCCTTGCATGCCGAAGACGAATACCGCGGGGGAGGGCACGAGATCACTTGCGAGAACAGCGTAGAGCGACTTGGCTGATCACCGTATCCAAGCGGGGGGAGTAAGCTGTTTGTACGCGCCCGGCGCTCTGCCCGTGGGCATCAGCTCGTCCGGCGGCGAAGTATCCTCGCGCTACCGCACGAATTGCTGCGGCACAGTTTCCTTTGCTGAGATGATCAACAGCGTTTTCAGCTTCCGCGCGTGCCACATCGAGAAGCGGTTGCATTTTACTTTCGTGAACCTCGGGGCTCGATCCCAATCCCTTCCGGCGACGCGCCATCACGCGCCCTTTCGGCACGTGTCGAACGCCTTCGCGCTCGAAGCGACCAACGTGCGACCGACAAAGAACAGCGCGCCCATCGCCAGAAGCGCCGTGATCCCGGCGGCTCCCTTCCCCTTGATGAGCTTGTACGTGCCGAAGAGCCCGACGGGGACCGCGCTGATCGTGGTCAAGCTGCCGACCACCAGCACCGTCTTGACCTTCTGGGCGCACTCCACGTCGATTGCCGGCGGAGCTGCAAGGTAGAACGGCGCGTCAGCTCCGCTGAGGGTGAAAATCTCGTTCATTCTAGAGATTCTACTCTCAGGGCGGTGAGAGGGTCAATTTCACGGTTGGTCGGTAGGGATCACCGCTTCACGCGCATCGTGCGCAGGAGCTGTCCCCGTACAGTATTGAGCAAGCGCGCCTGTCCAGGCTCACGGGCGCACACGGCGAAGACTTCGACACGTGAGCCCCGATCGGGCATTGCCAGCTCGCGGGCTTTGGCGTAGCTGCGCGCTGCGTGTGTGTCTTTCGGATCGCCGTTCACACGCAGGACCGTAAATCGTTGTTCACCCGGAGCGCAGCGCAGGGTGCGTTTCATTCCAAACATCCTATCGCAAGCCCGCGCGGCGCTCCAGCGACAACATCTTCATGGACTCGTGCATGACCTGTCCTTTGTTGGCCCGCGGGCAGTAGGCCCACATATTGGATTGTGCTGCTACGCAGTTCTGACGCCAGTCGCGCCACGCTTCGGACAGGTCGCTCGGAGCAGGTAAGCGGTCGGTGACGCGGACCAGCTTACCGCCACACCACACGCAGGGGTCTACGATGGTCGGGGTGGGGGTGTCGCCATCTACCACCAATTGAGTTTAGCGCGACGGTCACGCCCGTCGGGCTGATTCTTCTTGCTCTTCTTTGCACTCACGCGCGCGATTCCAAGAGGTCAAATGTATGTATGGACGCACCAGACACGTCCCTTTTGGCTCAGTGAAGCGAAGCCAGCAGTTCCAACACCAATATGATCCTATGGTGCTGATTGGGCAATGGCACAGTTCACAGCACGAAGCACCGTGTATGTGGCGAGATAGCGGAACGCCCGATTGACGGTAGTTTTCCGTGCGACTGACAAGAGTGCCGTTGTCGACTAGCTGATCTTCAAGTGCCACTAGTGCATCGCCATTGGTGGCACAGTACGTCGGCGATCCATTGAAAACCGCGCACTTCATACTCAGCTAGCCAACCGGTGGCTACGAGCAGCAGCTCGAAGTCGCATTTGTGCAGTTACCATTGCAGGTCTTGGAACACTTAATGGCGTCACCAAATTACACCCCCTTCATAGCCGCACGGAAACGCTCTTGTGCGTCAGCCCACCCTGCGGCTTTGCCCTCTTCGTAGCCAGCTTCGTAGTCAATCGGTATGTTGACCTGCCGTCGAAGCACGTTGCGAAACCATTCGGCGAACGCTGATCCACCGTCGGCACCGGCCGCCTGGCGCAGTAGTTCTAGGAGGTCATCCGGTACACGTATGGCGATGGCCGTGCTGGCATCTCGCCCGTGTTTTCCGCGAGGTCTGGGCATCAGGCAACTTCTTCGAGAGGCAACGGATCCCGATCGACAAGCCCGAAGCACCACCAAACGCCGCCACGCAAACACGCTGCGCAGAGGCGCAAGAGCCGCCCGGGATTTTCCCCCTTGGTCGTTTTGAGCAACTGGCCGCCCGGAGCGCCGCAGTCGATGCACGCGCGTATTCGACAAGCTTCGCCGTGTGTCATCGATCGCACTTCGCAGACGCTCGGAGCGCTGCCTCGCCCGCGCGATTGCGGGCCGCGTGCGATGAGCTGCGCGATTTCTTTTTGGACTTGGCGAGCCATGCTTTGAATCATAGCTCCACCGCACCGCAACCGTCAATAACGCAGTGCGTAGTGTTACGTAGCGTAACTTAATTCTTGCAAGACTCCACTCTTGCAGGTAGTGTGCGGTGATGATGCAGCGGAAACAGACAGTGGTCAAGAAGGAGAATTCCAAGGTGAGTTTCTGGCGGTGCAGCGCTCGCTGGTGGAAAAAGCTCAACACCTAAGACTGTCAAAGACGATGCCCACAACCCGTAACGAGAAAGCCGTGCTCGAAGTCGACGAGGTCAATCGTGCCCTCGCCGTCGCCAAAGCCCGAGGCCCATTCGAGTACGCGCTTCTTGCCTGGCTCTACGAGTGGGGCGCCCGCGCGTCCGAGCCCGGCTTGCAGCTCTTGAAGGACGTCGACACACACAACAGCCGCGCCCGTGTGGTGCACCTGAAGCACGGCGCCGAGCGCGAATGGGATGCTCTCCTGCACGAGTGCCGGGCCGCGCTCCCTCCGTGGCTCAAGGTGCAGCCTGACAGCATCGTCGCAGTTGAACAAAAGCCGTTTCTGTTCCCGAGCGCGCAACCAGGGGACTGCTACCCGTGTCAGGGCTCGGGGCAGCTCACGACGAGCAAAAGCAAGCAGGTCCAGAAGATCGACTGCTATCACTGCGGGACGACAGGCAAGCGTTGGGGAGTGTCTCGGCACGAGGTCGCGGCGCTGGCGGACAGTGTGCTCAAGGAGATCGGTGTTGAGGTCGAGCGCCGGCATCCGCACGTATTCAGGCACTCGATCGTCACGCACTTGCTGGAGGCGGGGGTGGTGCCGGTGGTTGTCCAGGAACACGTCGGGCACCGGAATCTCGCCGTCACGTTGGGATACGCACGAGGAACCAAGGCAGCCGCGGCCCGACTGGACGGGGCTTTGTTGGGGTTGCGCGGAGTGAAACCGGATGTGGTGCCCAGATGACAAAACGTAAACGACGTATCAAACGCCGACGCGTTAAAAAACGTCAACGTGAACTCGCTAGGAGCACACTCAAAACTATTGATAACACGATTCGAAGGTTGATCGGAGAACCGAAATGCCTTACGTGCTTCAGGTTTCGGGTGTTCAATGACACACGATGAATATGAAGCGTGGTTGCTGTTCAGTGAACTTTCGTGGAAATTCAAAAACGATCGGTGGGAGCTTGCGCATGAAAGGGTAGTCGATGACAACTGAAGAAGAATACGACGAATGGAATAACGGATCGCCAACGCCTACGCCTGATGCGGAGCTACTGGATCTGATCGAATCACGCACAGCCAAAGTCGTTGTCATCGGCGGCGGGTACGTCGGGCTGCCCCTGGCGATTGAAATTTCAAAAGTGGGATTTCACACAAGCATCTTTGACACGGATCCGAAGAAGGTCGCGCAGCTTAACGAGATGAACAGCGCCTTTCGTGCGGCAGAATCGCCGCAAGGGCTCAAACACGCGGACATCATCGTCGTGTGCGTACCGACACCGTTGAACAAGACCAAAGATCCAGACAACTCGTTCGTGGTGACGGCGCTGAACGATGTGCGTGCCATTGGGGCTGTTCGCCCGCAGTTGGTGATCATCGAGAGCACGACGTTTCCAGGTTTCACTCGGGAAGTCGCGCGTCCGCTGCTGGAGTCGTGTACGATCGGCTCGATACCGAAGCACCTCAATCAGCACTTTTTCCTGGCATTCTCCCCCGAACGGGTTGATCCCGGCAACAAGACCTACGGGATCCAAAACACACCAAAGATCGTCGGAGGAGCGTCCACGATCAGCCGCGAACTCGCCATGGCGTTCTACAGCACGTTTGTGGACACGGTGGTTCCGGTGTCTTCTACCGACGCGGCCGAGATGACCAAGCTGCTAGAGAACACGTTTCGAGCTGTCAACATCGGGCTCGTTAACGAAATCGCTATCATGTGTCAGCACCTCAAGCTCGACGTATGGGAGCTGATCGACGCGGCAGCGACCAAGCCCTTCGGGTTTATGCCATTCTACCCAGGCCCAGGGCTAGGCGGCCACTGCATCCCGGTGGACCCGCGGTATCTTGCCTGGCGGTTGCGCACGTTGAAGTACGCTCCGAGGTTCATCGATCTGGCTGACGCGGTGAACAGTGCGATGCCTGCGTTCGTGGTGCAGCGTGTAGCGGACGCCCTGAACGATCGATTCAAAGCTGTGAGAGGCTCTAAGATTCTCATTGTCGGTGTGACGTACAAGCGCGACGTGGACGACGTGCGAGAGTCCCCTGCGTTCGACGTCATTGAGGGCCTGCTGGCACGCGGCGCTGCGGTCGAGTTCTACGACAAGCATGTGCCCGCTTTGAATTTGAAGGTTGGCGATCTAATGGTCAGCGGGCTCAGCTTCGTGCCGCAGTATGGATACTACGATTGTGCCGTGATCGTCACAGATCATGTAAACGTCGACTACACGAAACTTGTGGCTGAATCGCAACGTGTCGTGGATTGCCGAAACGCAACGAAGGGCATCGTCTCGGACAAAATCGTGCGGGTGTAACCCCCCGTGCTATCCTGCCCCGCATGACAATCCAACTGTTTGCCGTTCTGGTGGCGGTCCTCGGGCTGCTCGCGTATTTGGTGTCCAACAACGGGAAGGTGCAGGCGATCGGCCTGGCGTGCTTCACGGCAGGGCTTGCAGCGGGGCTCGTCGCGTCTGGCAGCGGTGTCTTGCGGTTGAGATGATCACGCCACAACAGGCGTGAGATCCTCGTCCAGCTTCGCGTACGCCGTCAGCGCTTCATTGTCCCCGCAAAATACGTTTGCATCACAACGGCCGACACCGGGAGTCTCTTGCAGGCCCCCATCGGTCCATTGCCAGATGTGCCACTCGGACCATGGTCTGGGCACCTCGGGCTCGTGCCCGATGCTGTTGTACCGCGGTGCCCACAGATCTACGTTCCGCGCCCCGGACCAGTCAGGATCCCCAATGCTCTTCCAGATCCGCTTGGAAGTGTAAATGAGATGGCGCCGATCACTGTATGCCTTGCGCAGCTCGCCGAAAAACGTGTCGATCCATGCCAAGCTATCTGCAGGCACGAGCGTGAGTGCTAGTTCGAAGTCCAACGCCAGGCGCTCGTTGTCGAGGAGCGGCCCAACCGTTTTGAGAAACAACGCAGCCTGCTCTTTAGGATCGCCCGGGCGCGCGAAGTGGTAAAACACACCTAGCGTGAAGGGGCACCCGCGGAAGCCTGCTCGGTGTGTTTCGAATTGTGTATCTATGTGGGTGCGACCTTCGGAAGCTTTGATGCCCACGAAGCGGACACCGGAAGCGTACACAGTCGGCCAATTGACGTGAGCTTGGTACGACGACACATCGATGCCGGTTGCGCGAGTCCCCATGCCTCCAAGTTTATTCGATACCAGGGCGCTGCGAAAGTTGCGTGAACACCGTATCGTACAGCGCGGCGCACGCTTCGAGGGTGTAGCGTCGCCTGGTTTCTGTGGCGATAGCCGTGCGATCGTCGCGCGAGAAATTGCACGCCGTTTCGATTCCCAGAACGTAATCCTCGACGGTTCGGCAGTGAAATCCGGTTTCGCGGTGTCGCACGGTTTCGGTGAAAGCTCCAAAACTGGGCACGAGCACAGGTGTCCCGCACAGCATCGATTCCACAGCTGCACCCCCAAATGGCTCGACGAATATCGTCGGCAAGATGAATGCTTTCCCACTGCCCAGCAAGGAGGCACGATCTTTTCCTGTCACAACACCGCGGTACGCGATGCGATCCAGCTCTGTTGATGAGAACCCGCTGCTGCTTGCCCAGCCAAGAAAATCCCCCATACCCGCCAACACGAATTTCAGGCCGTCCCCCGGGTGTTTGCGATCCCATGCCTGGATCACGCGCGCAAGCATGTCGATGCCCTTGTCGACAACGAATCTCGACATGAACACCACGCTGTTTTCAGGATCGACGTTCAACGGCCAGTCCTCCTCGTCGAAGTAGTTCGGAATCACCCACGTGCGTGACGGTGTCAACGCAATGTTTCCTGTCGGCAGCACGCCGCCCGGATTGCCGTGGCGTCCCCACTGGTAGTGCCGCCAGGCTTCGGACTCGAAGATCGGATAAGCCCCCATTGGACTCCATGGATACCCGATGCCTGTCTCAACGTGGATGAGCCCCGGAAAACGTTGGACGACAGCTGTGTGCAGCGACGGCCCGAAAACGTGGGCAACGAGATCTCCCATGCGGGCGCGCTGCTCGATGGCAGATACGAGCCGCGATTTGAACAAGGTGCAGCCGGGAGTATTGATGTTGGCTTGGGCACCCGGTGAGCTGGTTTCGGGCTTGTAGAACGTGCGGTATTCGTCTGCGGTGAGCATCACCACGTGCTCATCGGCTTCAGATTCAGAGCCCTCGTTCGAATACTCGATCACATGGTACGGGGCAGCCGCCAAGTGCATCATCTTTGAAAAGCGCAGAGCCTTTTGTGTAAAGGCACAGTGCGAATGCGCGGTGTTCGTGATCGTGTGAAAGGGGGCGATCAGATGTATGGTGGGTGGCATCCGGAAGAGAATGCCAGACACACAGCACGAATGTCTAGTTGAACAGGAAGATCGACCAATCGATCACGGTCAGGTCCGTGGACGCAGGCACGGACGCGAGCAGCCGCACTTCGGCCGCTGCTGGGATCGTGGCAGGCACCGTGGTGTGCTGTCGACCTGTTGTGCCGCTTGGAATCGATATGGTGCAGTCGGTGGTCCAAGCGCCGACGCCCGGGGTAGCTCTGTGCTGCACCTGAAAGCTCGCGTTACCGCCGCCGACCCACGTCAAGAACGTTATTAACATTTCCAGATCAACGAAATTGGTCTGCTGGAATGTCATCCAACCCGGACCGTCGCTGACGATGTCGAAGCCACTCGGCGACAAGGACCAATTCGAATCACTGGGGATCTGACTGGCTTGGCGCCCAAACAGAAACGGCGAAAAGAACACCGCGCCGGTAGCGCCGGTCGCGCCCACACCGGTAGCCCCTGTTGCTCCTCCAGGAGTGCCCGCGGCACCGGTAGCGCCGGTCGCGCCCACACCGGTAGCTCCCGTTGCGCCTGCTGTTCCAGCCGTTCCGGCTGTGCCCGTTGCGCCTGCTGCTCCGGTCGCACCAGTGGCTCCACCAACACCCGTTGCGCCCAGTCCGGTATTTTGCGCCAGTATGCCGATCACGGATGTGGTCGTTGCGTACTTCGAGATGTCGTATGCGATGGCGAGCGCTGCGCCGGACATGGTGGTCGTCGCCCGTCCGGCGGTCACAGCCGACACGTATAACGTTCCTCCGTCAATCGGCGTGAGCCCTGTATCGAGCAGGATCTTGACGGCCGCGGATGCGATAGCTGCAACGACCACAGGTCCACCCGGGCCAACCACGCCCGAGTGGACCACGCCTAGGAGCCCTTGCAGCGCGCTCGGAGCCTGCGCGCGCACGACGCGCTTCTGCCCACCGGACGAAAACACGCGCACAACCTCTCCTTGGATGAGGTTGTTGCTCTCAGCGTTGTACCCTGTGACGTAGCTGCCATCTAACATTTCGGGTGCCCTCCAAAACGGCGTGCAGGTTTTTACGAATTCGATTTCTAGGCTGTCAGAATCTTTCGCTCAATATCGACGGTGATGTTCATGACGCCAACAGCACCTGCTTGATATTGGAATATTTCCCCTGTGTTCACAGGAGTTTGCATCCACATGTCCACACCGCCGCCTGCAGGCACAGTATCACCGTTGCCATTCGATCTGAGATACGCCAGAGGGGCCGCCAATGGTCCAATAGACAGTTGCATCCCGTGTGGCGAGCCGTCGCTGTTGGCTATGCGTATGTGCTTGATCAGATACTGTTCGTTGGCCGGAACCGTGAACAGCGTGTGTTGAGCAGCATCGACCCCAACAGCGGAAAAACGTGTGTTGAGCAGATAGTATTCTTCTCCGTCTATAAGCACTGTTAAGTCACCGGATATTCCGGAAGATGACGCGAGAATTTGCTGCCCAGGGGTAAAATTCGCGTCAGAAAACAGCAAATTCAACACACCCCTGGCTGGAACCACCACGTTTTGAGCAGCGGCATAAGACTGCATTATTATGTTGACAGTTGTGTCATTGTTGACGTTGCTGGCAATTCGTATTTGCTTGATGTTTGCGTTGGTTCCTGCCGGAACCGTGTACAACGTAGCACCAGCAGCGGTGAATGGACCTGAAAAAAATATTTTTGGGTTCTTGGCATTCGTCGTTGACATTTTTCATACCCTTTCTAATGTTGCAGCAACGGTACCACGTGGTCCGTACACCGGTACTGGTGATCGTTTTTCAGCACAAAGAAACTTGATGTATTGAGGCGCAATCACTTCCGGGGAGTGGTGCGACATATGCCAAACGCGACGCTTAACGCGTTCATCATTGCTACACGCTGTGGAAGCTATTGCTGCCAGCCAGTCTTCTAGTTTGTTTGGATTACACAGTGTTGAATTGGGTGGCAGTGTTTCTACGAAACCGCCTACCCTCGATGCGATCACGTGGGCACCGGTGAGCCCTGCCTCGACTGCGGCAAGCCCAAACGGCTCGCAGTAAAGAGATGGACAAAGCACCGCTTTGGCTTTGCCCATGAGCCCCGCGAGCTTGTTCGGCGCGGCGAATCCAATCACATCGATGTTGGGAATACCTGCAACCTCGCGCGGGTCACCCGCACTTGCGACTACGATTTTTTGCCGCGGAAGCGCTCTTGCGATTGCACGGAGCAGCCCGAATTTTTGCGGTACGAGGCGCCCGACGAACAGCAAAAAGTCCTCGGTTTTCGCTCCTAGAGGCCAGTCGCTTGGATTGACCCAATGCGGGATCATGACATCGCCTACGCGCCCGAGGTGCCTTGCCTCGTACTTACCCCACAAAAAATTCAGCCACGCCCAGGACGGATAGACGCGATCAACACCGGGCGTGGGGGCCAGATCGCTGCCGACAATTATCTCTACATGCCGCGCGTGTGGATACGCTTTCAGTATCTCAGGGTTGGCCACACAGAACGAATGTGCCACGACATCGCACGCGGGTTTTGTTTGCAGCACAGCGGCGATGCTGCTGACGTGCACGGAAAGGTTGCTGGTGCATGCTGCAAGCATCGAGCTGAAGCTCGCCCCAAGTTCCTCGAAGCCTCCTGCGCCAGCAGGGGGCAACACCTGGACTATGCGCACTTACGGAATACCTCGTGCGAACAGTGTGAAGCTGACGCTTACGCCGACGGTGCCACCACCTGTGACATTGAATCCATACCGATCGCCTGCGACGTAAGCGATCGGTCCACCAACCAGCGTGGTTGCTCCGATGCTGTTGATCACATTCCCGGCTCCGGAAGGGACACCGTTCTTGAGCAGCTCAATCGTGAACGAACCAGCAGCACCCAAATCGATGATGCTGTCTGTTTCAACCCAAACTTCGATGTTGCTCAGGTTTTGCGGAACACGCCATTGGATGGCAAAGCCGAACGGTGTGGTGATCGTGTACGGTGGAAGGCCGTATGTGATTCCTGTGAGTATCTGCACACCAACAGTGCTCTCATACCCGATCGCGAACGTGGCGAGCGTGATTGGGCCATTGGCCCCGGTTGCACCCATGACACCGGTCGCGCCCGTTGCGCCCTGCGTTCCCGCGGCGCCTGCAGTGCCCGTTGCGCCGGTGGCGCCTTGTGATCCGACACCACCCGCGCCCGTTGCACCCGTGGCACCTGCGGCACCCGGGGCGCCAGCGGCGCCAGCTACACCAGTTGCGCCTATCAATGTCGATTGAGGCTGCAGCGCATTCAACTTTACGCGCCCTATCGTTGTTCCGTAGCACTCGTATAACGTCCCGATCATCACCGGTACTGTTCCGGGTGTTGTTTGTACCTTTCCGGCATTAGCTCCAGTCAAAGCAGATAACCATACTGGTTGCCCAACGTCCGTGTAAGCAGGGATTGCTGTGAATTCTATCGGAACAACACCATCCGTGGCTACTATTACGTCCTGTCCAACATACCCGCCATCACTTATTGAAACACCAGTTATTCCTGTGCAATTCACCAACAAATCCGCGGAAGCAGGAACAGCATTGGCGTTGTAATACGTCAGTGAATTTACGGGAGCGTTTCTTACAACGCGGAACAGTGCGATGTCGGTGTCAACGGCGGTGGAATGTATTGTTGTTCTGATTACATCTTTGAACACAGTGCCTATGCCACTGGTTGTCAAATTGCATCCACTTAAATACACATTAGTGTGTTGCAAGGGTGCAAGCGATGTTTGACAATTTCCCCACGACACGCTGTTAGCAGGCAACGTTCCTACCGGTGGGTTCGCTGTAATCGTGTTGGGCTGTAGACCGGCCCACGCTACCGTAAAATCAGATCCCGCATTGCGCGCCGTTCCGGTGTGCCCGCTATTTAAAATAAATCCTGTATTTCCGCTGCCTGTTAGGCCATCGATGGCCCACACACCTGAGGGCTCGCCCGTAGGCGCATTTGCAAACGGAATTCCTTGGAAATTTATCAATCCCCAAGATACGCCTGCCGTACAGTTGTCAATTCGTACGCCCCCGATGTTTCCACCACCACCGCACAAATTCATTGCAGCCTGTCCTGTCACGTACACGAACTGTGTGTACCGCAGCGGCGCGGCTGTTGGAATAAATTGGCCACCGACCGTGAACATCCGGTTGTCAATTGTGGCAAGATTCTCGAACGGCCCGCTGATCACACAACCAGATCCAAACGTCACCCTAGTAGCCGGACTCGTTATGCGCATACGAACATTTCTGTATGCGCTGTTTTGAATAATGACGTTTGTAGCTTGTCCGATTGTTATATCGTTTCCAGCCGTTCCGTTGTAGTCCAAAGCATTCAAGGATATAGATCCTGAATTTGCTCCGGTGATGGCCATAAACCCGACGCCGCTCACAGTTATTCCGTTGTATGTGGCCGGTCCTTCATTTGACAGTGTTTGCAGTGCCGTGGTTGTGCCGAAACCTGTCAAAGACATTGAACCGTTAACACCAGCAAAATGTGTTAAGTTGCCAACTACCACTCCGGGAGATTCAATAAAGAATACATCCGATGCAACCGGCGTAACAAATATTTGGTTGGATGGAACGAGTCCTACATTAGTTAGAACTTCATTGATCACGGACGTGGTGTTTCTCAACGCAGGCGTGGTAGTAGTGGCAGACCAACGAATACGTTTACCTAGTAGCACGGACCATCCACCAGATTCAGCTGTGAAGCCGGGAGCACCACCTCCATTCAATTGGCATGTTGTGTAACTTGTACCGCCAACGGTGCTTGCCGTTACATTGTACCCACCAGGATTCGTTCCTGCTGTAGGGTAGTACCCGGCTGTTGTAACATCTTCTTGTGTGTTGGTCAGATTCAGCGAACCGCGAATAACCACGGAATTCCATCCGCTGATGCCGGACAACCAGTCAACACCGTTTTGGTCTGCGGTGTTAGCTATATTTCGGTATGGAGCGGATCCTATCCGTGGTCGGATGAAAATCCTCAAATTCGATCCGTTTCCGGCTCCACGCGGAAACGATTTTCCAACCTGCTCAAGCGTTTTGAATGGCGTGAGCATGGCGGAATTCAACGCTGTTTGAATGTCTGTGGTAAGCACGCCTGTGGAAGGTGCATATCCGAAGCGCCCGGTTACGTCACTGGCGACACCGAATCCACCTGTTCCATTGGCGATCACCGCATCGTAGTCAACCAGCGCAACCATGGCGGAGGCCGGAGCGGGGGTAAATACTGTTTGCAGATCGATGTCGAGCGCCACCAAGCCTACGCTGCCATTGAGCTGCCCGATAATGCGTCCGAGGCGCACAGAATTATTGACAAATGTGTCTTGTGCTTGCCCAGCAGTTGTAGACAGATACGCGATGTTACCCGGCGTGGGGTTTGGCGCGTTGAACAACATCGGCACAGGACCAGCCACGGCAGTCAGAACCGTATTTCCAGAAGAGGAAGCCATTTGGGCGACCCCAAAGGCATCTATATTTGCAGGAGCTTGCGCAAGAGCCACTTGATTGTTGCCGGTTACACGCAATACACTGTATGCTGCTATAGTTCCTGCACTAACATTGGATTGAACAACATCGTTACATATAACTATGCCACCTTGGCCGTACACGTTGTTGCCAACTGTGTCAACATAGTTAGCATCGATCAATAGCGTGAATGGGGCGATCTCCAACCCAGCCATACGTATATCGCCAAGCGCTGCCGCCGCCGTCATTTCCGCCGCTATGAGGCCAACAGCTATGGTCTGATTAGATCCTGACGTCAGATTCAATACAGTGTTAGTGTTGCCCCCGTCTAATGACGTTATGCCGTCAACGTCAAACACAGCGCCGGATGACTTAAAGTCGATCAATGGAACGGTGCAATTCGCGAAATCAATGCCGTACACAAGTGAACCAGAAATGCCCTGAAGCTCGAAAGCCCCGGTGAATCCATCGGCAATAAGCGCCTGTGTCACACGCAGCTTTTGTGTTCCGGCGACATTTTGACTTCCGGCGATGTACGCGGCATTGCCCGCTCCACCGTATTTGCTGGACCCGGCACCTGCCTGGATTGATCCACCTTTCCTGTACACACACCCAGCACCAACGTTCAGTGACACGCTGTTTGATATTGCGGTTCGAACGTGCGTGTACCCTGAGGCGTGTGTCAAATCACCGATGTGAGACGCGCTCACGTTGCTTGCTGCGCGCAGCGATACGCCTACAACAACATCATTTCCAAGTTCGTCTGTATACGATCGTGTCAGTGTGGCTGTTGACAGCCCTGTGAAAGATATGTCACCAGAGGATTCGCTGCCGGCGTAGTTGATGCCGCCAGGGCCATATACTGTAGCCGACCCGATCGTAGATCCGAAACCTGCAAGTGCGACGGCACTTCCGTTATGATTCACACTGTGTGTAAAGTTTCCAACGTGCAGTCCGGGCTCTTCAATTAAAAAGTTGTCTGCTGGATTCGGAACTCCAGTCAAAGCATTCGAAAGAACCAACTGTGTGGTTGTATTCTTCCAAATCATAGCTGTTTGATTGATCAGTGCGCCTGATGTGAATCGAATTCGCTTGCCGGATATCGCGCTCGATCCGCCCGCTTCAGCAGGAAAACCCGCAGCCGCTCCCCCCTGTTTCTGACAATTCAGTGTGCTTGGAGTGCTGCCAGCCAGTGCGTTGTAGCCGCCCGCGAATGTAGAAGCTACCGTTTGGAATCCGCACGCTACCTTGTCAGCAGTGTCGTTCAGAAAGGTGTTGGTTGCGCGAATCAGTACGCGCTTCCAACCCGTTAGCTGACTCATCCACCCCATGTCTTGATCGGACACACCATCGATCTTTTTATACGTAGCGCCGCCAATACGCGGACGAATCAGTACGACCAGCGTTGCGTTGTTGCCCTCACGCGGAAGTTGGCGTCCAACCTGCTCCAATGTCTTGTATGGTGTGGCAACGGCAAACGCCAATGCGTTGCTCATATCCAATGCTGGCGTGGCCTGATAAATGGACGTGCCAGGCTGTCCTGTCGTGTCGTTTCCCGGCAGAACTACTCCGTCTTGATCGACAGCATAAACGACAAACATGTCGGGGGATGGAAATGCTGTGTGTTGATGATCCGCGTGCGGAACGAGCGGCGATACACCATCAACAAGAGACACCCAATTCTGTTGCGCAAATCCAAACCCAGGTCCGACACCTGTCGCGCCGGTAGCACCCAGTGCCCCGGTTGCGCCTGTCGCACCCGTTGCGCCAGCGCCCGTGGCACCTGGAGGGCCATCGAGCCCGTCAGTGCCGTCAGATCCATCCGCGCCCGGAGGCCCCATCGGTCCCGTAGCTCCGGTAGCTCCGGTAGCTCCGGTAGCTCCGGTAGCTCCGGTAGCTCCGGTAGCTCCGGTCGCGCCTTGCACGCCAGTAGCTCCGCCGGGGCTGCCCGGAATACCTGTCGCGCCTTGCGTTCCTGTCGCGCCCGTCGCGCCACCAGGGCTACCGGGGACACCAGTGGCACCCGTCGCGCCTACACCCGTGGCTCCCGTCGCGCCGGTAGCGCCGTCGATGCCATCGAGCCCGTCAGTGCCGTCAGATCCATCCGCACCGGGCGGCCCTACTGTTCCGTTTGATCCTGTTGCGCCTGTCAACCCGGTGGCGCCCGTGGCCCCCACGCCAGTTGCACCAGTGGCACCCACGCCGGTGGCGCCGGTTGCACCAGTGGCACCAGTGGCCCCGCCAGCGGACCCTGTAGTGCCTGTTGCACCCTGCACACCGGTGGCACCTGTTGCGCCTGCGCCCGTCGCGCCGGTAGCTCCGGTAGCTCCGGTAGCTCCGGTAGCTCCGGTCGCGCCTTGCACGCCAGTAGCTCCGCCGGGGCTGCCCGGAATACCTGTCGCGCCTTGCGTTCCTGTCGCGCCCGTCGCGCCACCTGGAGATCCGGTAGCGCCTGTCACACCTGTCGCGCCCGTCGCGCCTATGCCTGTTGCACCTGTTGCACCTGCACCTGTCGCACCGGTAGCTCCGGTCGCGCCTGTCGCGCCGGTAGCTCCGGTCGCTCCGGGACCTCCAACCAAACCCGTCGCGGTTTGAGTCAGGATACCGACGACCGAGTTGTCGCGGGAATACTGTGTTGCATCGAATACAACAGCGATCGCGGGAGTGCCAACCGACGGGATCGTGGTCGCACGCCCGGGATTCACCACCGATACATACAGTGTGTTGCTCGGCTGCGGCGCGAGTCCTCCATCGAGAAGAATGCGTACAGCGGCGCTGGCAACAGCGGCCACCGCGACAGGCCCCCCCGGACGAACCACACCAGAAAAGACGACACCGATCAGCCCCTGGAGGTGGATTGGGGCATCCGCTTGCGCGCGAACAACGCGTTTTTGGCCCCCGACGGCGTAGACTCGTACAAGCTCGCCCTGGATCAGATTGTTTGATTCAGCGTTGTAACCTGTGACGTAACTGCCGTCTAACATGCAATTTTGCCCCGTGTTTGTGGTGCATTTCGGCGATACGCCAAAAGGCGCCAGGCGGAAGGGTGGTTTGAAACCATCCACTCCACTGGACGCCAGTTATTCTGATCGTCGGTGATGCAGGAGAAACCTGCTTATGTTCACAGACGATTGAATCACGCCGCGGGCCGCGAGCGCAAGCTTATCGGCCGCAACCACAGGGCTTGCGCACGGGGCGGCGCACAGATCCTAGACGCGGGGCAGGTTTCTTGCTTCCGCTGAACGCTACGGCTGCTGCCGTTCCGACAGCCGCGAGGCCACCGAGCACGAGTGCCACTGTTCCTGCGTTGGATTTTTGAGGGTTCATTGTGTTGCCTCCCAGAACTTGCGCGCTGCCCGATCACCTTCTCGGCAGCGCAGCTTGTCCCCCGCTTTCGAGTTCTCCAACATACGCAGCGATTTGTTCGCGGCGCTGAGCAAGCCCACACACTTTGGACTTTTCAGTTGCCCCGTAACTTTCAGCAAACGCTTTCGCGGTGTACACGTCTTCAGCCACGCTGCGCAGGCACGCGTCATTCGGTGTGAGCGCGTTTACCCACGAGGGGATAGCGACTGCAATCTTTTTGTGTTTTCCGGCCACAGAAATACTATAGGCCAAAAAAGACCGCTATGCAATCGACAGCACGGAGCGCGAGCTGCGCTTTCGGCGCTGCGCATCGGCGATAGCCATCGCAGCATTCTCTGCCTCAATCAGCTCCGCAGACCCTAGCGCGATTGTGTGCAGCAGCTTGCCCAACACGAACAGTCCAACAAGTCCTGCAGCTCCAATTGCAACGTAGACAATGATCTTGCCTGTCGCTTTCGGCAGCTTAGGGAATCCGCTTGGCACGTTTCCAGCGATCCATGCGTTCACCGCATCGATCAAGTCATCGATCAAGCTCTTGTGAATCTCATTGGCCGATGACGACACAAGTTGCAGGTTGGATGAAGCTTGCGCTAGCGCTGTGTTGACTTGTTTCTTGCCTATCGAAGACACTGGCGCGTCATTGTCAGGCAGCGTGGCGTACACTCTCTGTGCGTATGCGTTGGTTCGATCCAACAGCAAACGTGCCTGCTTAGCTAAGTCACTCGTACCATCGAAATAGCGCATCCAGCGCAGCAGACCGTACCACATATTTGACGGAATTGTTTCAACGACCTGATACGCCTGTTGGATGTGTGTCGCGGCGATACCCAACAACTGGCGTGCTTGGCGATTGGTCTGTATCATGTTCGATACCTGCACGATCTTTGGATCGGCGGGCGGGAGCACCTTAGCAGCGCCCAACGACACGCCGTTGCGCTGCATAATCAGTTGTCGACCAATCTGATCGATCACAGGATCACCGAAAAATCAGACCAAGAATTCCCCCGACCACAGCACCACCAAACGTGCTCAACGCACGATGCTTGCTCGACAGCTTGTACCCGGCACCTGCGCCCGCGAACATCGACAGCGCGGGCACGAGCGTGTGAAGAAAGCCGCTCGAAGATTCACCAGCACCGTTGAACATATCGAACGCGTACGGCTTGGCCGGCACGAGGCGGCCGTCGGGCAGAAACATCATCTTGGACAGATCACCAGGCCAGCGCGAGCCTGCCTCGGCTTCACGCGTGACGAGCAACAGCGTGCGATACACCATGTTGCCGGCGTGCGCGGGCAGCGCGTTGTTGGGGCTCTTGCGGATCGGGCCGCCCCCGTGATCCGGATTGTCATCCGGATAGGGCACGGGGACGAGCGGGTAGCCTGCACCGAGGGAGATGATCATCACACGCCCGTGCCTTCGCGGTCCTCGTCCTTCGCCTCGGGAATCCTCAACGCCACGAGGTAGTACCCGCCCGCCGTGCCGACACCACCGGTCAAGCGGATCGCAGGGCCACCCGCAGGATCGGCAAACGCCGGGATGTTGATCACCGGACCGCCGTCCGTGCTGGCCAACGACGCCAGCGACGACGAAAGCTGCATGCCAGGTAGATCAGATGCGATGCCCGTGCGAATCGGTGTGAGGCTCACCAGGCACCCCAGGCGAAAGCGCGGCACGAACCCTGCTGTGATGGCGGCGGCGGATGGGGGTGCACCTCCCGATTCGACCGGGATGCGCACCGGGCGCCCGCGCCACTCGTAGTACGCAGCATCGCCAACGACAATGGGCGCGTCCTGCGTTCCGGGAGAATCCTGCACCAAGATGTCCAACGGCGTAGACGAGGAACTGGTGGGCATCTTGACGACGTAGGTCCGGCAGATCATTGGAGGCTCCCCCGCATGGCTATTACTCTACGCCTGTGACGGGGCATGACGCAACCCCCGGCCGCTGTGCTAGTTTTACACGATCATAGTCGGCCGGTGCTACCTGCATAGGTGAAAGCCCTTCCTGACCAGGAAGCGTGCTTGCGCAGTATCGCAGAAGAAATGTACACCGCGCGGCATCGCGCGACGGAGTACGGTGCCGATCGTCTCACCAGTTGTTCTGAATTGCTGAAAGCAGGAACCAAAGAACAACGCGTGATGGAATCACAGCAGCCATCCAAGCAGCGCTGTGAAGCAGGCAATCGCGCTTTCAGGAAGTTCTGGGAAGCCAAAGCGTGTGCACGCCGGTCTGCGCAGTCTGACTAAGCCGTTGATCTGCTGCGCGTCAAAGCTGTAACGCGCGCCATCGCCTGTCGCCAGTTTGACAGCGCCGCAGGCGCCCATGAAATCGTGCTGGTTGGATCTTCGCCACGCTTCAGCGCGGACAGCACCGCCGCGGGGCCTTTGTAGGACAAGCGCAGAATCTCGTCGAGCGGCGCGGGCGAGCGGCGGCCACCCAAAGCCGCTTGAATCTGCGCTCGGAACGCAGCCATGTACTTCGTGCCCCATTCGATGTTGGTCGCGGGATCGAACATCTGAGCACGCGTCACGCCCGCTGCTGCCATTTCTTGTGCGTGCGCCACGGTGTTTACTTGCATGAGCCCGGCGGACCGCCCGTCAGCATCGCCAGCAGCACGTGCGTTGCCCCCGGATTCAACCAAAATGGTCGCGAGCACCCATTCGATGGGGAGGCTGCGCTTACGCGCCCACGTCGACGCGAGCTGCACGTACTGAAGCGGCAGACTCAGTCCAGCGGCGACGCGCGTAAGATTCGGACCACCGGTGAGCTTGATGGCCGCCGTGACCATTCCGGCGATGGCGAGCAGCGCCAGGGGGAGCACGAGATCAAGTCTCCCGTTCGCGCTCCGCCATCAGTACCGGCGCGACCTGGACTTGTAGCGGAACGAACACCGGTGCGTCAGTCACCGCGAACAGCTCCTGCAATCCTGGCAGGATCGCTTCGTAGTTGAGCCCTGGCGTCAGTGCAAGGCCATTCTGTGGCGTCACGCCCGAGCCCCCGATGTACACGGTAAAGCCGATCAACGGTGCTGTCAGGATTGCCACGCGGTTCTCCGCGGTGCCCGCCACGATTTGCGTCGGTGAGCCTCCGCCCTGCCCGAGCATCGTCGCGGGGATTACCGGGCGGCTGTAAAACTGCGTGCGCGGGGGGGCGCCGGTCTTTGAACCGAGCGGCTTGGAGTTCGGCGCGGGTACAAATCCCGGCGTAGCGCGAACTCCAACGATTGCTGGATTGTCGAAGGCCATTTTCAACGCGGCAGGAGCATGTACCCGAGGAGCGCGATGTCGACCGTGATCGGATTGACCGTGTCTAGGTTGTCGACGACGATGTTGAACCCGCCCCCTTTCGGCCGAATCGTCCACGGAAATTTCCAGACCCACTTGCCAGTGTTGTCGTCGACGAGATCGGCGACCATCGACGTGGAAGCCTTCTGCAGCGGCTGGTTGAACGTCTGATCCATGAACGCGATTCGCCAGTCGCGGTACGTGTGCGCGGGATCTTGCGAGAATTTCAGCTCGTGAACTTCGAACGGATACTCGAAGCTGTACTGAAAATCCGCCGGTGCAAGGATGGCTCCCGTCTGCCCTGCAGAGATCACCTGACTGCGCGCGAGTGGGATCGCGTACGGAAAACGCACGACAGGCTGATCCAGCATCGGTTGGATCCGCTGCATCACACCGTGAATCAGCGGTCCGAGCTGGACCAGCATAGAAGAAAGAGCGGGAGATGCGTCTGCACTCATGGTCATGGATGAAAGGATAGTCCGAAGTGCCGCAAAAAGAAAACGCCCCGATGGGCAATTGCCATCGGGGCGTTTTGAAGTGGATTCTACAACTTCACGCTAAATGCGTGAAATAGTTGAATTTACACAACAGGTCGCTTCAACAGACCTTCGAGCGTTTCCCGAACGTCAAACCCGAGGTTCGTCGCAGGAATTCCCGTCCAGTCGAAGTAACCTCCAACCGTCGCGAACGGAGGCCCCATCGCCGCAGCCGGACCGCCAATCCCGAGCGCCGCTTGAGGAGCAAGCTTCCCCACGTAGGCAATGTTCGGGCGCAGCCAGATCGGCAAAACGAACGCCGACTGATCACGAGGAGAAGGAACGCCATTGTTCGCGACCTCCAACCCCGTGGTGACGCCGAAAACGCTGATCCCCGACCCTTGCGGATACTTCTCGACGGGACCTTCGCTCTGCACCTTCTGGTTCACCTGAAACCGATGGTAGACCTTGCGCAGGAAGTCGAAGAGCACGCCGCCCGAGGCGTTGATCGGATCGTACCCGCCGACGTGCGTGTTGCGCGAGAACTGCGTCGCGCCACCCGCCGTCGTAATGTCTTGGAGTGAGAACGACTGCTGCGCAGCGTTTCGACCCATCTCGCGCACCACCTCGATCTGGATCGAGTAGATGAGCATCTCCCAGCCTTCCTGCAACCCGGTGTCACCCGAGCGCGGGATGTTGGTGTCGACGATCGTCAGCACGCGGCTTCCACCGGGGATCGGCGAACCCGCCGCTCCGATGAACACTTGGATCTCTTGGGCATCCGAGCCCTCGAACTCCACCGTGTGGTACAGACGATCGTGCGTCCAGTCTGCGAATTCGATGGGGAACGGTACCCCACGAACACGCACAGTCAGTGTGCCAGTATTCGCCATGTGTCATTTTCTCTCTGTTGGGGTCGGCTTGTGCCGGTATGGTCCCAACGACCTGATGCGGATGGATTGATTGAAACGGACACGCACTATTGCCGCATCACCAGCAGCACGTGTCCGGAATGCCTTATTGCGCGGCCAGGAAGTTCGTGCCGAAGCCGTTGCCCAGCAGCTCGACGGGGCTGTCACCAGCACCGCTCAAGCCGTGATACTCTTCCGCCACGGTCGTCCCCAACACGCCCGTCGATCCCGAGCCCGAATCGAGCAGCTGCACGGCGGGCTCTTCACCGGCGCCCGAAAGCGCTTGGTACTGCTCCGGCGTGATGATGCCTAGTTCGGCTTCTTTCAGCTGCTCTTGACGGTGCCCGAGACCCATGAAGCCTTCCAGAATTCGAGGCGCCGTCATGATGCCCACGGTCACGAGAGCCGAGATGCCTGTCGCGCGATGCTTCGAGCTGAGCGCGAGCAGTCCCGAAACGAGACCCCCGAGCACAGCCCCGTGCAACCCTGCATGCCGAAGCGCTGCAGGATTTTTCTTGGCGTGGAGATGCGCCAGCATGATTCCGATCTGCGTCGCACCACCACCGATGAGTGGTCCTGCGATGTGAGGGCCGCCAAAACCCTCGCCGAAGCCGCGGCGTCGATGTCGTCCGAGATTCATTTTCTTTTGTCCTTGTTTTGAAGTTGGGTTGCTGCGTGGCGGGGTGAATCTACCTGCAGTGCCGTCGACGATGGCGATGCGCCCCCGACAGGCTTCGTGCTTTGCGCTTGCGCTTCAAGCACGTGTGCGTTTTCGTTTTCTTGTTCACACCGAACCGGCAATGTCTCTTGGCCATCGTTCTCTCCCTTGTTGTGGTTTCTAAAGAACCGTCCTCACGACGGCCCCGTTCTGAAAATGAAGCTCGACTGCACCACCGCGCATGAGCGCCGCAAGCGGTCCGCCGATCAGCTCGGGCGGCAGCGACGCGAGCCCGCTTGTGCGCAATGCGTGCGCAGCCTGGCGCATCGCACCCGCGGCGATCTCGGCACCACCAGCCGGCGGGCTCGACGCGATTTCGAACTTGGCGATCGGACGTCCGTTCCACTCGCCCAGCTCGACGTCATTAGATCCGCGCAGTCCTGCTTTCGGATGGAGCCGCTGGATCTCACGAATCATCGCGTGACTGCCCCCACCACGGTGCACGGTGTGCCAGTGGTGCTTGTCGCTCGCGTCGGCGGGGAGTGGTGTGGCAGGCGCGGTCTGGATCGGCGCCGGAGGGATTGCCGTTACGGTTTGTGCAACAGCGGACGTGATCGGACTCGGCGGCGCGGGGATCGGCACGACGATCGGCTCGGCGGGAATTTTCATCCGCCAATCGGTCATGCGCAGCACATGCGCTGTGTTGAGATCCTGTCGAGCGTCGTCCGGGGAAACGGGGCGGATTTGCCCGGAGCGCATCACGAGCGCAGGGATTGATCCGTAGGTACCGTATTCGCCGTGCTGAAGCATTTGGGTCTCCGGAAACGAAAAAAGGCGCTCGGTGTAGGGAGTGCCTACACGGAGCGCCAGTTACTCTGATCGCCTGTTTCGAGAGGTGAACCCTCCCGTTATGTGCATCCAGTGTGCCCGCAGTTGCGGGGAAAAGTCAAATCGGCGAATATGAAAGCGTGAAACGCCTTGCAGCTGCCGAGCCCCCAATGGCTATCTGGAAGTTCATTGTTCCAGTCGCGCTCGGATCAATCGCTGGCGCCGGTGCCTCGATGCTCGTGCGCAAAGTCGTGCACCGCGAACACGACATCACACAGGCCGCTGCCGCTGTCGTTGCGCACAGCGTGGTGTTCTGGCTCGTTGGCGGGACGGCGTGGGTGTTACTGAGTCGAAAACCGAACGGGTTTTTGCTGTAAACCTTACTTGGCTTTCGCTTCGACGTCCGGTGTAACCATCGGCGCTGCGGGCACTTCCGGCCCTTTCAGGATTCGTCGCAGATCCGAGTTCGACATCAACGTTGTTCCGGCCAGCAAAAGGGCTGTTGAAGCAGATCCAAACCTGGCAGACAACAGCGCCGCAATCACATTGCACGCTATTCCTAGCACGAACAGCGTCATGTGTTTGACGAAACTGCCATTCGTAACAAGTTTCAGATCTGCCAACGACAACAGCAAGGACCCGGGACCTATCAAGGCTCCTTGCAACTTAGGAAAAATGGATGCCAGCACTTGGCAGGCCAACCCGAGCAGAAACAGTGACAGGTTTTTCAGGAAAGCCATAGCGCCAATCACTTAGCGACGATTTTGTGCTGCTTGATCACGTACACGAACGACACAACGCCGATGATCAGTGCGATTCCAACGAAGGGTGAAATCGAAACGTGTTCATACTGCGCTGGAATGAACGCTTTGACATCCAATGTCGCGCGATCGGTGGGCAGATCGCCAGGGCCGCGTGCCGGGCCGTATCCTTGCGGGGGATACGCCCGCACCGGAGGCGCGTACTGCGTGGGTGGGTAGTATTGCGGTTGTGGTTGATACGCAGGCATGGATCCTCCGGGATGTTGAACCGTCGGAGCCGACGGCGTAGACGGGACGGGAAACAACGACGCGGGTGTCATGAGGCCATCGTCACCTTGAGCCGCCGGGGGTGAAATCCCCGCGGCACGCTCGATGTACCCTGCAATCTCGGTTGCATTTGCTCTGAGCGTGGATGTGGTGAGTGTGCGTCCCCAGTTGGCAGGAGCCGATCCAGCACCCGCAACCACATATGTGATGAGCGCCCGTCGCGTGGCATTTACTGTTTGCGGACCAACAAGCCCGTCGACAGAGATCATCAACGCGGGATCATTCTTCCGGCGCCCAAGCGCGACGAGCGCATTCTGCAAACGCAGGATGTTTGTGGGAACCGCGGCGCCCAGCGATCGTGCAGCTTGGTACATCATCGCACGAAAAGCCTACACCTTGGGCAGGTTGCCAGGCAAATACGTTCGATTGACGCGCACGAATTGGATATTGCCGTCCTTGAGCGTTACCACGATCTCGGCGAATGCCCTCTCACCGAGCATCTGCGCAACTATCCGCCCGAACATCGTCCAGAAGACAGGAAATCCTGGAGTCGGCGCGTTGGCTGGTGGCGCGCTGTTCATCGCCGGAGGTACCAGGCCGTTGCAGCGACACCGACAGCGACACCGATTACAACGCCCGCGATCAGCAACGGAATGTTGGATCCACCATCAGCGTCGTGGAGCATGGACGACGGGCGCATCACGATGCTGGATTTCGATCCCGGCAACGGGATGTCGATCGTGCCCCCGGACGGGAGAACGAGCGTGCGCATGTTGCCGTTGGGATGGTTCATCACCGACACGCTTTGCCGCCGAAGATCTTGCACGCAAGCTTGTCGCGGAGCTGCGCGGCCGTCAGTGGTTTGCGGCGGCTCCTGTGTGCGCCAAACAGTCCGTGGTCACGACGCTGAGTCACGATCTGGTAGCCTGTGTCATTCGGAATGAAACGGCTGCGCGGATGCCGACACAGCTCAACCGAATCACTGCCCCCGATCACCATTACGCACCACCCAACACGCGGAGGCTTGACTCCCAGCGTGCGCAGCTTCTTCAACACCTTACGCACTTCACCACGCGTGAGCGATTTCACTTTGCCTCCGTCACATCGAAGTCTTGATACTTCACCATCGGTGGTTGCACACCGAACTTGTTCGATCCCGGCAACGTCGTGTCGAGCGCCACCCACTTACGCGGCGATCCTTTTGGAACGCCGGCCATACAGAATATGTGGTCCCACGTTGCGCCTGTGTTGCTTGTTATGCGAAAGCGCGTGCTGAATCCGTTCTCCATTGCAAGCACGGCGTTGAGAACAGAATGATCGTCACAGTTGTGAACTAACACATCCGATTCTGGAAGCCAAAACATACCTGCATCTGTTGTTATATCCATGCACAACTTGGCATGTTTATCAGCCTTTATAGCTACAACACGAACACCTTCAAGCGAAACAGGAATTGTACCGTGTTCTAATGGTATCTCATTTCGCGGCGTAAGAAGCTGATCGCCAACCTCAATGCGAGCGGCACGAATCTCACCACCGTTTAAAAACAGAAGTCTGTGCTCTGGCGAGCAGCGAAGTGCCGTTCCATTGCTCAGTTCGAACACTAAAATCTGTTTCAGCCCTGTAAACCAACACTTCAACACGCGGGTCCAATTTCCCGCGCCATTAGCCATGATCCGATCACCTTCCATGATCGTGTACAACGGAACAAACGTTGGGGTTACTGTACCGGCAACAGCTTTGCATACAATTGTGTCCAGTGGCAGACAATCTCCGCCGCCGTACTGCAACGTTCTGTACGCAGACTGAAACGTGTCCTTGTCACTGATGTCGCCTGTGTACCGTACGTTGCGCTTCACGAATTCGAAGATCGACGACAACTCACACATGTCGTCGCGTGCGCGGCACGACTCTGTGACAGCGAGACCGATCTGCCGCATCATCGCATCGCGCAAGCCGCCCGTTGGGGGACCGCCCCGTCGAAACGCCCCGTCCCCCCACCAAACCAACTTGCGCAGATACACCACGCGATCTTTGAGCGTGCGCACGCTGTGTGCGCGAAGCGTCGCGGCCGAATCGTAGAGCACGATCAACAGGATGCGGTACGAGTGGCCTTGTGGTCAAGTGCTTGCATTGACACAGGTCCGCTCAACCTCGTAGGATAATGCGGTGCTACTCGGAACCACGTTGGGCTCGAACCCGTTCTCGTCCATCGCACGGGGAGTGGCCACGGCTGTTCGAGATCCACGCGTGCAGAACGTTGCGAACGTCGCCGCACGAACGTATGCGCCGCAACAGTACGCCCGAGCACAGGCGACTGTTTCGCAAGTCCAAAAAGCCCTCGGACCGCCGCGCCGCCCGGGAGTGCCTCCAGCTCCGCCAATGTATCCCCCACAAGGGTACGGCGGTGAAGACAACGACGGCGGCGGCGGCGGCGGCGGCGGCGGTGCGCCCGTCGGTCCAATCAACAAGCAAAGTCACATTCTTGTGATTGCAGCCGCTGTCGGTATCGGGCTCGTGCTCGTTCTCACCATGAGGAAATGACAATGTATTTTGGCCAGACCCCTTTTCGCCCGCCGATAATGCAATACGCCCCTGCGCGACGTGGTGCGTTTGCTCCGCACCCTCTGCCGTCCGTACAGCAAGCACAACAGCTGATGCAGCGGCGAGAAGCCGACGCGATGTTGCGACGCCAAGCAGAGCTTGCACAGCGGCAGCGCCTGCAGCAAGAGCTGGAACGGCGACGTGCCGAGCAGGCGCTGTTCCAAGCGCGTCAGATGGCCGCTCTGGAGCGCCGTCGAATGCTCCGAACCCGCGTGACCGCTACAACTTCCGCCACGCTGGCACCGCCACCCGCCGCGCCTCCGCCGCAAATGATCGTTCAAACACCTGCATCGCCCACACCCGCACCGACGCCCGCGCCGCCACAGATTTCGCCCGCATCGCCCGAAGCCGATCTGCGTCCAACACAAGACGCGGCGGACGGCGGCGCAGCGGCAGCAGCCGAGTCCGAAGCCGACTCTCCCCCACCCGCGCCAAAGCACCACTTCAACAAAACGCACATTATCGTTGGCGTTGTGCTCGTCGGAGCCGGCATCGGGGGTTACTACTTCGTGAAGAATCGCAAGAAGAACAAGTCTCCAAAGGGTGCGTGATGCTCACCACGACAACGGAAGGCTTGGGATTCAGCTTGAATCCGATCAAAGCCGTCAAAAGCGTTGCGCGATCCACCGCGTCGGCAGGACGTGTGGTCGGCCGCGAAACAGTGAAGGTCGCTAAGACCACAGGCAAGATCGCGGTGGCACCGGCATACTTGCTAGCAGTAGCGCCCTCGCGCTGGCTCGCATCCAAACTGACCGTGCCCATTCGCAGCCGCGTCAACAAGCTGAAAAATCGCCGCGCGGCGAAGCTTGCATGGGATCGGCGAAAGAACAAAACGCCCAATGCAGCTGAGCAAGCCGAAGCGAAGACGTGGACGCAAAACAAGCTCAAGGGCACCGGTCCCCATGGACGCATTCTGGCTTTGTTCGCGGGGCCGTCCTACGTGCATCTCGGATCGTCAGGACTCGGTGAACCAGTATCGGCCGGCGTGATCGCGGCTTCGCTCCCAATCCTGATCGCTGTGCTGAACGCCCTCTTGAACAAGTCGGCCAAGTCCGGGGAAGCCCCCGCGGATCCGGCAGGAGATCAGCGCGCTGAAATGCAGGCACAAGCCGAAGCACAAGTTGCTGCCGCACAGTATCCCGAGTCAGTCCAAGACAGCGCGCCACCTCCAGGAGCGCAAGAAGTTGCCAACGAGATCGCGACAGCCGCCAATCAAGTAGAGCAGGCCCTTCCGCCTCCCCCCGGCATGGTACGCGTCCCGGGCCTTCGTGCACCCGTCAAACAATCTCATCTGCTGATCGGCGGGATTGTCCTTGCAGGGGTACTGACGGTGGCACTGCTGACGCGGAAGTAAAATGCTCACGCAGCAGCCAGTTCCGACAACGTGGGAACGCGTTCAGAGCTACGCTAGCGATGCAGAGGCAATCATAGATGCACCTGTCGATGATCTAGCGGCTGTCTTAGGGTTCGAAGCCGCCTGGTTGGCGGGCTTCCTACTCGGCGTCAAGTTCGTGTGGCTCGGGCTCCACAAAGAATTCGGCAAGCGCTGAGCTTTCACAGATCGATCGTGTGCCGCAGCTGGATCTTCGCGCGGAAGGTCGTGAGAATTCCCGGACCAACGATGTCGATCGCAGGAACAATCCCGCCAGACAGCAACTGCGGAACGGTGGCAGGGGTCTTCGTGATCGTCGCGCCGCCAACGGTTACGAACGAGACGTCCACGTACTTGAAAAAGCGCGGCCCGACCAGCGCGGTGTAATCACCCACGCCCACCTGACCCAGGAATTTGGTGAGCAAAAAGCTCGATCTGAACGTTGTCCCGAAGAACGTTTTCAAATCGAGTTGCCCTGCCGCGACGAGCCCCTGCCCGTTGATGTGCACGGTCCCTCCGCTGCCATCATCAGCGAAGCAGATCTCAACACCGTACGGCGTGCTGAGAGGTTCGTAGGGATACCCAGTACCAACCGGAATAGCGCTCAATGACATAGCGCTAAAGTATATCGACGTCGCGACAACAAAATCAAGACGGCTTAGTTGCTTCGTCCAGCTCCGCGTCGAACGCGTCGTCCTTGTCCAACTCGCGATCGACAGCGGCACGTTCTGCTGTTTCCACAACTTGCATGTCGATCTTGCACGATGGATCGTCTTTGGCGGGATCGCACTTCTCGGCAACGACTGGCGGGGGCACCCCCCAAAACCGCAATTTGAGATCGCTGCGACGGAAACGCGGGCGAAGATTCTGCAGCGTTCCAGTGGCGCGACGAGGAGGGGCGCCCCCGGGGACATCCCAGCCCCCACCCCAGTCTTCGCCCCAACTTGTGCCCCAACCGCCAGCCACACATCACGCTTTCGTCAGCGTCGCGATCGTGTCCTGGCAGACATCCTTGTAATTTGACATCGCGTACATTTGATACTCTTGATTGCGCGCCAATACGGCCTGACTAAGACTGTACCCCCATGTCGCTTCGAAGTTGCACTTGTACCCATCGGGGTTCCATTCGATGTCGTTGTCTGGCGCGTTTTGCGTACGCCACGCAGCCGACAGGTAAAAGAAAAACATCTCTGACACAGGCTTGTCGGAATGAGTAAAATCGCCGTATGCCCGATTGGACGCCCAGTGTGGTGTGATGATTGTTGCTTTGCCGCCTGGAATCAGCACACGATACAATTCGTTCATGAACCGCACGCGTTCAGGGTTGTGTCGGTTGTGATCGAGGTGCTCTAAGAGATGCGAGCAATGAACCTCGACAACACTGTTGTCCTTGAACGGCCACGGGTAACTGTTGACGTCGTGCACGATATCGACGCCAGGGAACTTGCGTCGATCCAGCCCTGTGAAGCCTTCTTTTTTGTTCATGCCACACCCGATGTCGAGACGGAGCGGGGTTGGCGTGGCGGGGACGGCGAGGGCCACGGCACCCATCTTTTTCGTGCGGGGCTTCTTCATGCTGCTGAACTTACCGGCGCGCGTGCGTGCTGTAAAGCCAGCACTACGCCTTCTGCCGGGCGTCGATGTCGGCCACCCATTTCAAACACATAGCACCTACCTGCACCAGCTCTTTGCGTATGTCCTCGTCGGTTTCTGCTGCGAGAACCTCCACCGTTTTCTCGTCGAAGACGTACGTGTGCGTCAGGCGCCCTTCCCCGCGCGGCACGTTCGCAGGAATTGCGTGCCAGCTCCATCCACGGGACTCGGGCACCGCCACCAGTTCCATTCGGTAAGTGCATTGCTGTCGGATAGAGATTTTTAGCGCGAAAGAGTTCAACGAACATCTCTGCGAGAATTCGACGGCCACGATTCATCATCAGCAACACTCATTTGCAATTGCTCAATACATCATGTCAGGAACACCGAAATCACCACGCAAATCGTAATGCCCCACACGAACCGAACAATCAACAGCAAACCTGTATCCAAATTTGCGGGCATCTGATGCGAAGTACAAATCCTGCGTGCTCACTCCGCCTTCTTTCTGTGTTTTGAACCACGGCCTTCGCAATCGCGTGTCTTTGAACATAGCTAGTCGATACAATGTAAAGCCCATCCCGGTTCCATGACACTCAAGCAATCCGCCATTAGGATCTGGCAATTGTGGTCTAAAATTTATGATCGGATCCTTCACATCTCCCCACGCTTGGAAAACACCGCCAGCGCCTTTTGTCCAGTAGCCGCCCCCAATGACGCTTAATTCTGGATGAGCCTCCATTCGATCAAGCAACTTGATCACACCATCTGGTGGAGGGGCGTTGTCGTGCTCAATGGTCAATATGTACTCCCACTGCGATAGGTTTGGATCAGCAAGCACAGCAGCTATCGCATTCGAGTACGCCTCACCAACCTCTTGTCCTGTAGCTAGAATTCGCACCACACCGTTGTTCGGTGGAAACGCGAGGTTCCAATACGACAGTGCAACCTTCGCCGGGATCACGTCGGCCGAAGGCAAAATAACGATAATCCGCTGCCGCTTCCAGGAGCCCCCCTTCATCAGGCGGGCGCGGGCTCCGTTGAGGTCCGCGTTGTTCGCACCACCCATGTCCTGAATTATTAGCTTCGGGTCTGGCATGGTTCAGAAGATACCATGCTGGTAGTACAGCGGGCTAGGCGGTCTGGCTCAGAAATCTGTACACAGGAGGACGAAGTGCTGCCGAAGCGCTCCCATTGATTTCCGAGAACGCTATCGCGTTAGGGATACCATTCGTAGCTGCTGAGTAGAACCCCAATCCCAACGCATCTTGCGCTGTAGCGGCAGTAGCTACACCGAACAGCCCAGAAAAGTTCGAATTTACATCAGACACTAAAAAGTTGCTGAGTGTGAAAGAGTTCGTTCCGGCGGCGTTGCTCGATGACACCACACCCAACCACAAATCGTTGGCAGACATTGTAGTGGTCCACCCCATTGTGAGATTTCTCGGCCCGGCGAACAGACTCGTGTTTGTGCTCGACACCGTGAACGCAGTGCTTGTTGATTGGCTGGCCAACAAACTAAGTGTCGATGCGTTTCGTGTGTATATTCCAACACGGAATGTGTACGAGAATCCTCCGCTGCTTACGTTTGTAGAATAGGCGCCAGCAGAACCTAAAACATCCATAATGAATCGATCGTATTGAAAATTGTCAGGATCCGGTATCGGGTGAATGTGCAGCGACCCCTGACTGAGCTGTCCTGCAACAGCAACAGCTTCCATGAATGGGTTGAATTTAGATCGTGTAAACGCCGAAAAACTAGCAGTGACAGTGCTGGCGTTCAATCCAAACGATACTCCGTTGGAGTTTGAGAACGTAATAGCATTCAGATTGTTTGACGTCGTGCCAGCAGATAGATTGAAGTTGTAGCTTGCTGTTACTGTCGACGCATTTAATCCGAATGTGATGTTGTTCGAGTTGGACAACGTGATCGCAGCAAGATCGTTAGAGGTGGTCCCGGCCGAGACGTTAATCGCGTGACTCGCCGTAATGGTTCCTGCATTCAACCCGAATGACACGCGATTGCTGTTGCTGAACGTGAAGGCTGACGAGTTGTTGCTTGTAGTACCGGCTGACAGGTTGATCGCGGTCAAGCTCGTGGCCACTGAACCGGTGACTGTTGAGCCGTTTAGCCCAAAGGATACACCATTAGAATTACTGAATGTTACAGCACTTAGATTGTTGCTGGTTGTGCCGGCAGACACGTTTATGTTCGTCAGACTGGTAGCCACTGACGCCGACGCGGTAATCACAGACCCGTTCAAACCAAACGATACGTTGTTGCTATTGGATAACGTAATCGCCGAAAGGTTGTTAGAGGTGGTACCCGCTGACACGTTGATGTTGGTTAGCGATGTAGCAACAGAAGCAGTAATGGTACTTGCATTCAACCCGAATGAGATACCATTCGAGTTTGAAAAAACCACGGAACCTATGTTGCTGGAAGTGGTACCAGCACTGAAGTTAATGTTTGCGGCACCTGCGGCAACGGAAGCGGTAATCGTTGATCCATTCAAACCGAACGACACACCATTTGAATTAGAGAACGTGATCGCAGAAAGGTTATTGCTCGTAGTGCCCGCGCTGACGTTGATGTTCGTGAGGCTAGTAGCAACGGAAGCGGTCATCGTCGACGAATTCAAGCCGAAAGAGACGCCATTTGAGTTGCTGAATGTGATCGCGCTAAGGTTATTGGAGGTCGTACCGCCAGACACGTTGATGTTGGTAAGACTCGTCGCCACAGTGACAGTGGCTGTGATCGTCGATCCGTTCAGCCCAAATGAGACGTTGTTGCTGTTCGAGAACGTGATCGCTGACAGGTTGTTCGAGGTCGTCCCCGCACTCACATTGATGTTCGTGAGAGAGGTTGCTACAGAAGCCGTGATCGTCGATGCGTTCAAACCGAAAGACACACCATTTGAATTTGAAAACGTGACGGCGCTCAGGTTGTTCGACGTCGTGCCGGCACTCACGTTGAGATTTGTCAGGCTCGTCGCGATCGAAGCTGTAACCGTGTTCCCGTTGACCCCGAACGACACGCCGTTGCTGTTACTGAAAACCGCCTCGCCGCTCGTGATGCGCGTAGTGCCTGCGCTGAGCGACAGGATCCCCTGTGACGTGAGCTGTATCGTTCCACCAGCATCCGGCATGAAGATCGTGCGGTTCGCTGTGGGAAGCCAAGCGAGGTGCCCTTGCGTATCGCTCGTCGCGAAGACAACACTCTTGGCGCCGGCATTTGTGCTGCCAATGACAACAGCATCACCGCTTACCCCCAACGTCGAGCCAGCGTAGGCAACATTGTCTTGAAAGTTTTCAGCCATCAGAAGCTCCCCAAGAACACGACGCCAGGCTGTTGCAAAGCATTCGCACCTGTACGCACGTAGTTCGTGTCAGTCACGTTCACGCTCGCGACCATAGCTGTCGTGAAAGAGCTGGTCGAAAACCCGTGCAGGTACGCGTTTGTCTCGTTCGCGTCCACAGCCCCAACAATCGTAGGACCTTGCTGCCCAAAGGCACGCCAAGTGCCATCATTCGTCGTGCGATACCAGAACCCAAGCATGTAATCACCCGCAGTGATCGGCCAGCTTGCAAGCGCCACGGTCCGGTAGCGCGTTCCTGAAACGCCGCCGAACACAGTTGAGTTCGACGTGGCCGATCCCGAGGTCCACGTCACCTGGCGCGAGTCGGACGAGGCCAACGACATCGTAGACCCCGCCATCGTGTAGATACCCATGCTGATCGTGAGCGCCCCTGTGGACCCGGAATTGCCCGAGAGCGCCATGAGCACTTCCGCACGCGTGGCCGTGATGTCAACCTTCGGATGAAAATGCTGAAGGCTGAAGCTGGCATTCGAAATGGAAAAGTTCGTTTGCCATGGAGTCTCCGGCCACAGGAGCTGTGAAATCTTTCGGGGGGCAACCGACGCGGTGATGGTTGAGGCATTCAAGCCGAACGTGACACCGTTTGAGTTACTGAACGTGAACGCAGACGCGTTGTTCGAGGTCGTGCCCGCGGACAAGTTGATCGCAGTCAGGGACGACGCCACAGACACTGTGATCGTGCTGGCATTTAGCCCGAAGCTCACACCATTGCTGTTGCTGAAGGTAACCGCAGACAGGTTGTTGCTCGTGGTTCCAGCGCTTACGTTTATATTCGTCAGACTGGTCGCGACCGTCACTGAAGCTGTCACAGTGGACCCGTTGAGCCCAAACGAGACGTTGTTCGAGTTCGAGAACGTGACCGCGGACAGATTGTTGGAGGTCGTTCCAGCGCTGACGTTGATGTTCGTGAGGCTCGTAGCTATCGACCCTGTGACCGTAGAACCGTTCAGCCCGAACGACACTCCATTGCTATTGCTGAACGTGACAGCATTCAGATTGTTGGATGTGGTCCCCGCGCTCAAATTGAAGTTGTATGAGGCAGTGACCCGGCTCGATCCGGACATCCCAAACGTGATGTTGTTCGAGTTCGACCAAACGACCGTGCCACTCGTTGCGGTCTGTGTGCCAGCCGACGGGACCACCACGTTCTGGGTCTGAACCGTTTGCGTGCCGGAGACCTGAATCGACCCGTTCGAAAATCCTATGGTGATATCGCCGAGTCCATTCAGCGTGAGGCTCCGCGCGTCGAGCGTCGTGGAGCTGCTCTGTGTAGTGTTTCCTGTCGCGAACAGCCCCAACGTTTGATTGGTCTGAGCAAACGTTGCCGTTGCGGTGACCGTCGATCCGTTCAACCCGAACGAGACGTTGTTAGAGTTGGAGAAGATGAATGCCGACCCATTGTTGCTAGTGGTACCGGCCGACAGATTGATGTTCGTCAGCGATGTGGCGACCGAGGCTGTGATCGTACTGGCGTTGAGCCCGAAGGAGATCCCGTTCGAGTTAGAGAACGTTACCGCGCTGAGATTGTTTGAAGTCGTTCCAGCCGAAACGTTGATATTGGTGAGACTTGTCGCGACTGACGCGGACGCTGTCACCACGGAACCGTTCAGCCCGAAACTTACGTTGTTAGAGTTGGAGAACGTCACAGCAGACAGATTGTTGCTCGTAGTGCCTGCGCTCACATTTATGTTGGTGAGCGACGTGGCAATCGATCCGGTGACAGTCGATCCGTTCAATCCAAACGATACGCCGTTAGCGTTAGAGAACGTGACAGCATTCAGATTGTTGGATGTGGTCCCCGCGCTCAAATTGAAGTTGTACGAGGCAGTGACACGTGAGCTGCCAGACATCCCAAACGTGATGTTGTTGCTGTTAGACCAAACGACCGTTCCGCTTGTGGCTGTTTGCGTTCCCGCTGACGGGACCACGACGTTCTGTGTCTGAACACTTTGTGAAGCGGAAGCTGTAAGAGTCGATCCGTTCAGCCCAAATGAGACGTTGTTACTGTTCGAGAACGTGATCGCTGACAGGTTGTTACTCGTCGTCCCGGCCGAGACGTTGATGTTAGTGAGGCTGGTCGCGACTGACGCCGTTACCGTTGAAGCGTTCAACCCGAACGACACGCCATTAGAATTGCTGAACGTGACGGCGGTCAGATTGTTCGAGGTCGTGCCTGCACTTAGGTTGACAGCGGAGATCAACCCGGCGGTCGATGGAACCGTGTAGCTTGCAGTGATCGTGCTCGCGTTGAGCCCGAAGCTGAGCCCGTTCGAGTTCGAGAACGTGATCGCGCTCAGATTGTTGGAAGTCGTTCCGGCGCTGACGTTGATGTTCGTCAGAGAGGTGGCCACCGAACCTGTCAACGTAGAACCGTCCAGGCCGAAGCTCACTCCATTCAAATTCGAGAACGTGACCGCATTGAGATTGTTCGAGGTCGTTCCTGCGGAAAAATTCACTGCTGAGATCAGTCCCGTCGTCGACGGCACGGTGTAGCTCGCTGTGATTCGAGAAGACCCGGACATCCCAAAGCTGATCCCATTGCTGTCGGACCAAACGACCGTGCCACTCGTTGCGGTCTGTGTGCCAGCCGACGGGACCACCACGTTCTGGGTCTGTGCTGTCTGCACAGGGGCATCGATGACAACCGCCTGTCCAGCGCTCGTGCGCACCGTGACCGCGTTCGTTCCAATGACCACCACCGTACCGCTCGTGAAGGTCGCGTCACTGGCTACAATGGCAGAAGGAGCGGTGGACTGGGAAAACGATGCATTGGCTGTTATGGTTGAACCGTTCAACCCAAACGATACGTTATTGCTGTTTGAAAATACGATGCCAGTAAGATTGTTTGATGTCGTACCGGCGCTGAAGTTCACGGTTGCGGCTGTGGGAGGCACGACAGATGCTGTAATGATCGACCCGTTCAGTCCAAAGCTAACGCCATTGCTGTTGCTGAACGTCACAGCAGACAAGTTGTTACTCGTCGTACCAGCTGAAACGTTGATGTTGGTCAACGACGTGGCGATCGACCCTGTGATAGTCGATCCGTTCAGTCCAAACGACACGCCATTACTATTGCTGAATGCAACGGCGCTGAGATTGTTGGAGGTCGTACCCGCTGAGATATTTATCGCAGATAGAATTCCGCCTGTACTGAATCCGGTGATGTTCGTGCCGCTCCGTTGAAACACATCTCCATCGTTCACCACACCCATCACGAGAAGTGGTGCACCCCCGCTCTGCCACAATCCATCTGCACCCCGCGGGTAGTGCAGACGCATGTCCATCAAACCATCCGTGGTGTTGCCTGCCCAACCGCGTTCCTGCCCTCCGACGTTCAACTCGTTCGGCTTGGCGTTCGACGATCCGCTCGGTAGAGGCGGGAGCGGACGAGGCCAGATCTGCTCGGGCGGGCACACGAGCCCTGAAGAGTCCTTGACGAGAACGTTACGGATATCTGTATCGTCCGGGGCCCCGACACGTCCGGGCGCATTCCACACACGCAGCACGACACGGTAAGACCCTCCGTCAACGTCTGGCGTGAACGCTGCCGCAGGCAACGGAGAGTTCGCGAACGCCAGGATTCCGGGGACCAGCGCAGAGTTGATCGGAACGTCAACCAGCTCGATCTCCCACGACGCCACGCCCACGTTGTTGACGTTGGCCACGTTCACAGGCGTACCTGTGGTGCCATAAATCGCTTGTCCGTCAGGGCCTATGACAAAGCCCTGCGAGAACTTAATCAGCGCGGCAGCCATGGGATCACGACGCGGGCAAGCCTGTGGGCGTTACGACCTTGGCCTGTGCGGCTCCAACCGACACGCGGAGCTGCAATCTGCAGAAATCGTGCGCCTTCGCGCTCTGTACATCCAACAAGTACGCGCCAGGTACCAAGTTTAAAAACTTTCTGACCAGCGGTGTCAATACGACGACGCCTGCCGCGGGGCTCTCCTCGGCCACCTCCCGAAACCATGCGGCAGTGCTGGGAGGATCCGAAGTCAGTTCGTAGTACCACTCCACCGTCGCCAAAACCGTCACGGTTAACGCGAAATCGACAACGGCTAGCCCGTTGACCAGCATGAAGGGCTTGGATGGCTGAAAGACCCCCGTCAGCGGCTTGTTGAAAAGTTCGATCTGCGGCACTACAACGAGGGTACCAGACCTTGCAGGCGTAGCCTATCACGGCGTATTCTGTCATGAATGGCCGAGGAGGCGGAACAGCGCACCACGTATTGGGGTACGACGATCCTGACGGCGATCGTCGTGCTTGGCAGCGTCGGCTTTGGCGTTTGGATCTACTGGCGGATCTCCTCAAAGGAACACGCCAATACGGGCGCACCCCCCGATCTGACAAGCAAGATCGCTCAGATCAGAGGTTACATCCGTGCCGCCAACAGAAGTTCATCCGCTGCCGAAGGGCTTGCGCAGGCCGGTGCGGCTCGCGCTTTGCTCGACGATGCACGGTCCGCGTACGGAGCGGCTTTTTCCCGTGTGTGTGACACGGACAAGCTCTACGCGTTGATTCAGAAGGTTCAAGACCGCCACAGCGGAGCGCTTGCACTGCCGGGGGCTGCGTAAATGGCAAACAACGAATCGCGCTCGTGGGGGGCCACGGAGGTCCTGTTGACAGTTCTCGGAGCGCTCGGGGGCGTGGCGCTTGGCGCGTGGATCTTCTATATCGCTGTCCGCATGCAGCAACACCCGACCCAATTCGCGGATCCAGGAACGTCTGCCCACATTGAAGCGCAAATCCGCCAAATCCGAGGGTACATCCGACGAGCAAACCAGAGCGACAACGCGACCACAGGACTGTCGAACGCGGCTGCCGCACAGGCATTGTTGGAGAACGCTGAAGCGATTTACGGCGACGCGTTCGCGCGCGCGTGTGATCCGGGAAAGCTTCGAATGCTGATCAGCAAGGTGCGGGATCGCCACGGAGGGCATCTGATGCTGGCGGCGTCGTCAGGCGCTGCTTGATCTCGGCCAAGCGGCTGTACCGTTGCGCCGTGTACTGAGGCCAAGTCATGGCCCGTGCATCGTCCTCCGTCGCACACGCGATCTGATACCACCGCTCGGCGCGCACGAAATCACCGTCATCTTCGGCGACGTCTCCGAGCAGGCAAAACGCAGCTACGTGCGGCCCGTCTAGCAGCGCACGAACGGCCCACATCTCGGCTTTTCGAAGATCCTTCTCGTCCTGATAAAACCTAAATGCCAGCAGCAGAGCCAACCAGGCCCGTTCGACGGCAAGCGTGTGCACAGGCAAGCGAAGTCGATAGTCCTCGATCAATCTGACAGCTTCGTTTATATCTCCGCCTACCCCCGCGATGTGCTTGGCGTAGTGAAACAGCTCGATGATTTCGCCGTTCTCGGCGTTCTGCCGCAGATCTTCTACACCGGCTTGGCGCTGTGCAGTTCTGCGGGCAATTTCCTTTTCGGATCGAAGACTTGTGTCCTGCACAATCATCGCTTCTGATGTACCGATGGGAGCTGTGAACAGCAATTGGTTGTGTGTCGCTTTGAACCAGCGATACTCTGATCGAGCAAACCGCTGACAATCTGGTTGTTCCCCCTGCCCGACACGAACGACAATAGTGTACGCGCCCAACTGCCCGGCATTTTTTGCAAGCGCACGGAAGTCCACCGGAGCGTGCAGATACTCGTCCGTGTCGATCATCAACGCCCACGGTGCATGCAACCGCTCTCGCCCCAGGTTTCGCGCGCGCCCGAAATCAATTTTATTGGCCTGCCACTGCTCCTCAGTCAGATGCAAATCAGACGCACCGAACTCCCACACGACATCTGCATAGCGCTGAGCCATTGATCGTGTGGCCGCGTCGCTGCGCGCATCGATACCGACTACTATTTCGTCGACATACGGCAGCGCGCTGAGGATTGCGCGCTCCAATCCCGCCGCATCACTCCGCGCCAGCATATCGAGTGCCACAAGCAGCGGCTCCGGATCGCCCGGAGCAAGATCAGCAACCACCACCTGCGACGAATTGCACGCAAAGCGCAACCGCCCATACGGGACGAGTCGACGCCGAACTTCGCTCACAGGGACTACCAGGGCATCGAACACAAACCGTATGGGTGGAACAGGATGCGGCGGTATATCCGCAACGGAATCGAGCTTGACAGTCTCCCGGATCAAAGCGTCAGACTTCGACCGTGTGCATGCGATCCACGAACAGCGTTCCGGCGATTTCCGTGCTCGCGAAAGCGACAGACGGCGCGAGCCGCACGAGCACCGCGAAATGCCTCAACTGCCCTGCAGTGCCGTAAATCGCCTCGCTGCCCGCGAGAATCGGATTCGCAGGGTATGGCAACAACTGGACCGGCCCCGTAGCGTTTGCTGGCGTAGGCCCAATGAAATTGGCCGTGACCGGAAACGCCTTTACCGAGGAGGCGCCAGAAAACGTCAGGTTAACGTATGCGCGCACTGCACGCTGTGCCTTGATGGCGGGCAGCGACCCAATCGTTAGAGACTCCAGTGCCTGAAGCAGCCCACCGTAGCGGTCTCCGGGCGTGCCCGCGGTGAATTGCGTACAGTTGAAGATGCGGCGAGTGAAAGATCCGCCCTCATCCTGAAGACTCCCCAACCGGAAATCGAAGTACAGCCTTTTTCGCGGGGTTTGAGACATTTTGTACGCCCTCTTCTCGGGGCGGGACACCCGAGGGTACGGAAGTTTGTAAAGGCCATGTACCCGAGCATGGCAAGAGACCAGTGTTTCAGCCTTCAATTTGAACCATAAATCCCCGCGTACGTCAAAACATTCTACTTGCTGTAAATTCAGCAGTGCTCAAATCCAATAACGAACAAGGTTGGCATATATGCGCTCCAGCTTGGCAATGTGTGCTGGTGTGTTGTTGGTTCCGTGCTGTGCTTCATCCAGAGCCGTGCGCAAATCAAACAACAAACGCCTGTGCGCGGGATTTCGAACTAAGCTCTGTACCCAAAACACAGCAACTTCTCGCACGCCGTGTCCGACAGGCGTGACCATGTGTGTGGTGTCAGCTGCATAGACTACACAATCTCCAATGGACCCTTTCCATGTTACAGATGCGCCATCCACATCCACAACAAGTTCGCCCCCACTGTACGAATCACTCAAACACACGGTGACGGCAACATCACAGCGAACATCTTGCATTCTAGGGCTGTCGATGTGCGCGCCGTATTCCATTCCAGTCTCGTACCGACAGAACATCGGGGGTGTTATGACGTCCGGCCACACAGCGGTTTGAAACGATATGCAATCTTGCAAATATCGCATCAACATGTTTGTGGCGTGCGCTGCAGCGGGACTGGTAGGCGCCAACTGCAAATTGTATTTGACTCCGGCTGCGCGCAATTCTTCCGTCATCGTACCGGATACGAAAGGTCCGTGTGCTATGGCAGTAGCAATGCTAGCCACCTGTTGCGGAGTGAGAAGATTCCGCAGTACGATCATTGCTAGCTCCGCTCCAACCGGGCCTGCGGCGGCCGATCGTAAAGCAGATCTCTAACACGCACCTGTTCGTACGGATCAACCTTATGATCGTTGTCCGACGTGCCTGTGTTGTAGACGTAGATCACGTCAGTGATCGGTACAGCACGCTCGCATGCTCGTTGGAGAAGCGGCAACACGACGGCTACATCTCCTGCCAGTTTAGGCCATGCTCCGGCGAGCATGAAGGCCGCATCCGGCAGTCCGTCAAGCAGAAAACGCTTGAACGTGCGCGGTGCCGTCGCGCACCAAGCCCATTCGTGGAACGCCCCGACCCGTGCAATCCGTTGCGGATACGGTGCCCAAACACTTGGACGTCCAACAGCTTCGACGACGTTGCCGTAGGTCATCCACGCACCGGACCTGTAAGTTTCATCAATGCGCGTGAAGGCTGTGGCATCGGCGAACCAATCGTCACCGTCCACAAGAATCACAACGTCTTCGGCGTCGTGCACTGTTCTGGCAATTTCAACTGTGTTACGGGCCTGCCACTTGCGCTCGCTGTTGCGCACAAGTTGGAACCGGGTATCAGCGCAGCAGTAGGATGCAACAAAAACGTCTGTTCCGTCTGTTGATGCGTCATCGACTACAATACAACGCCAGTTGGTGAGCTGCTGCTGCCTGATAGACGCCAGACAACGATCGATCCATTTAACGCCATTTCGCACCGTCACTATGACATGGTATGTACTTGGCGGCGGTGCGGGCAGCAGCCTCGGTTTGGCACAATCCTGCAGGGCTCTCAACCGTTCGTGGCGCCCGTCGATTAACGGACCGATCCGATAGCGCTGCGGCACGTCTTCGGCAGTACACGCCAGCTTGTACCAACGCACAGCCTCCTCGATGTCGTCACGCGCTTCGGCGATCTCGCCCAGCAGGCAAAACGCATCCGGGCGGGCAAAGTCCAACAGCGCTCGGCAAGCCCACACATTCGCGTTGGCGTAGTCCCCTCGATTGAAGTACGCCACGGATAGCATCAAGGCGGCCCCGTAGCGCTCGTCTGATGCTATGCTGTGAGGCACAGATTGTGCGCGGAAGTTCGTCACGAGATCCGCAACGGGATCCACTGCTCCGGAGAGTTCAACAGCCCGTGCGGCATTCAACACAGTGTTTCGATACGCGTACTGTCGTTTGCGTATGTCTTCTACAGCAGGTGTGACCCGCGTGGATGAAGCGAGAATGAGATCTGCAAACACATTGTTCTGCGTACGCGCGTTCAAAAATTCCTCTACGTAATCTCGGTATGCTTGAGAAGCGTAGTTTGTGACCATCAGATTGTTGAGTTGTTGAAAATCACGCCACAACGGGAACTTCGTCCAGTTACGTTCCGCTCCTGGCGTGTCGTGTATCAATGGCTTGATCCCTAACGCCATGGCTTCGACTATTGTGTACCCAAGCGTCTCCCAGTTCGACGCACTCAACAGAAAGTTGGCATCCAGCTCATCCAACCACTTTACAGTGTCAACCGTAGCGTGAATCGTCACATTTTTTGGCTTCGTGTGCTGCAAGTATATGGTGAGCCGAGGATTCGCTTCTGCGAGTGCCAGTGCTACGTGGAGCTGAATATCGGGGCGCTGCCGCGCCCACTCGAACGCCAGCTGATATCCCTTGTCCGCGATTGCTCGCGCAACCAAGGCCACAACTGGACCCGTGTGTCTTTTCCGGAACACGATGTTGTCGAGATCAACACCACTCGGGATCACGTGCACGCGTGCGGGATTTATCGGCACGTGGTTGGTCAGGTTTTTCAGAAACGGGCTCTCGTGCACCAACTGGTCAACGTTTTCCCACGCAAGCTTGTCGAGCGGCCCCCACGCATCGTACCCCCGCATCCTGATCACGAGCTTCTTGCACACGCCTGATTCGGCCGCTTGATACGCCTCCTCGTTGCACCACTCCGTCCAGACCGCATCCGCCTCGGCACACGTCTTCTCGTCGAACGCGGCTTCGATCGATATGTCGTGGCCCTCCTGGCGAAGGTGCTCGATAACGAACCGTGAGAAGTAAGCGGGTGCGCCCGGCCCTGTGACGACACCCGGAACGGCCGTTGAGTCAAGAACGACGATGCGCACGAATCGGATGATGCTAGATTGTTGGCACCAGATCAACTACTATTGCCCTTCTCACATGGTCCCCCATTTCGCAATCACAGGCGTTGCAGGTTTCGTGGCCCCGCGGCACCTCGACGCGATTGACCACGTTGGGGGATTGCTTGTCGCGGCGCTCGACCCGCATGACGCTGTTGGGATTCTCGACCAGTACAACCCCAACACAGACTTCTTCACCGAGCCTGAACGCTTCGAACGGCACTTACTGAAGCTGCAACGTGAAGGCAACGGTATCAACTGGCTGTCCGTGTGCTCGCCGAACCACCTGCACGACATACACACGATCATGGGCCTGCGGGCCGGCGCGAACGTGATCTGCGAGAAACCGCTGGCGCTGTCTCCGTGGAACCTGGACGCCATCGAGAAGGCCGAGACGGCAGAACACCGTGCGTACACCGTGTTGCAACTGCGATTGCACCCGGAGCTGCAAGCGCTCAAAGCGCGCCCAAGCACGCGTCGGCACGCAGTGGAATTGATCTATGACACCCCCTGCGGTCGGTGGTACCAGCACTCTTGGAAGGCCGACATCGAGAAGTCGGGCGGCCTGATCACGAACATCGGGATTCATCTACTCGATCTGCTGCTATGGCTGTACGGTCCGGTGGAAGCTGTCCGCGTGACGAAACGCATGGATGACGCAGCCTCCGGAGAACTCGTGCTGCAAAACGCAGACGTGAGCTGGCACTTGTCCACGCGCGGCCCGTTGACTCAACGGATCACCATAAACAACAACACCAGCATCGAATTCTCCGGGGGCTTTCGAGACCTGCACAAGAACGTGTACGAAAACACGCTTGCTGGACGAGGATTCACTGTTGCGGACGCGCGCCCTGCGGTGGAGCTAGCACACCGATTGCGGTATCATCCCGTGCGATGAAAATTGCAATTTTCTGTGACACAAACTGGTCAATTGGCCAATTGTACAGATCCGTAGCACATCACATCGGTGCGGATCTGATCGAATGGTCCAGAAGCACGTTCCCCCCGGGGATATTTTCGCAGTACGATCGCATTCTGACGCTTCCAATGGATGGTGTCAGATACCTGACAGGTTGTGGAATTCCGCGAAGCAAAATTCTTGTATGCCTCCACGCCGAGCATGATCTGATCCAAGTTTTCAAAGAAGACCCACAGTATGCTGCATATGCAGGTCTCGGGGCCGTGTCTGATTCGCTCGTGAGTTCGGCGCTCACATTAGGACTTACGCGCATACCAACCGTGCTGCGCCAGGGAATAGACGTACACGCTTACACCATGCCTATGCCCGCACAACTGCGTGTGGTGGGATACGCTGCAAACATGGAGCGAATGAATCAGTACGGTACGGTAGAAATCAAACGTGGTGCCCTCGCGCGCGCAGCCGCGGCACGCGCCGGCCTAGACTTCAAAATAGCTCTCGGCCTGGAACGTGCTCAGATGCCGGCATTCTATGCCAGCGTTGACGCTCTTGTGATGTCATCCCTCCAAGAGGGAGGCGCTATGCCCCCATACGAAGCGGCTGCGTCTGGAAGACTAGTAATCGGCACCCCAGTTGGAGACTTCCCGCAATTGTGCCTGGCAGGAATGGGAATTTTGGCCCCCCTGAACGAAGAGCGTTTCGTGCCGTTCGTAGCAAACACACTATTGCATTATTGCCGCGATGTCGGCGCGTTCAGAGCTAAGTGCGCCAGCATTCGCGCTGCCGTACGTGCGACGAGAACGTGGGAAAATGTGATTGAAGATTGGCGCAGTTTCACAGGATCAACAGGAACACCCGGAACGGGTATCATTATCGGCCGTGATAGTTTGGATCCGCGTGTTTTCTCGCCCCCTGCCCTTGGGGAGCGCCCCTGATGCGTGACCTGTTAACCTACTGGGCCGACTGCGCCAACACCTTCGACGAAGAGCAAAAGCACTACGAGTACGCACGCCTCATGAGAATTCCACGCGTGCACTTCTCGTTCGATGCTCGCGCAAAATCGATACTCGACATCGGTGGAGGCCCCGTGTCGATGCTCCTCAAGACGATCAATCTCGTTTACGGCGCGGTAGTTGACCCCCTGATGGACCAGCATCCTGCGTGGGTGCGTGCCCGTTACAACACCCACGGGATCGCACATTCAACCAAAAGCGGCGAAGAAATCGAAGCCAACAACAGCTTTGACGAAGTGTGGATCTACAACGTGCTCCAGCACGTCCGGGACCCGGCCAAGGTGATTGCCAACGCGCGACGCGCAGCTCCGGTCTTGCGCATCTTCGAATGGGTGAACATCCCGCCACACGAGGGGCACCCACACATGCTCGTGGCCGAAGATCTCGATCGCTGGATCGGACGGCTGGGCACGGTCACGCACCTAGACGGGGCCAACGGGTGCTACGGTGACGCCTACTCAAACGTGGCGACATGAGCAACCAAGAACGCGACCATGCTTGCGAATCTCGCATCAGATTCCAACGTCACGGTTCGTTCGGCTACGCGTGGCAACGAACGAATCCACACCAATAGCGACTCTGACGACGCTCGCAAGCGACACAGATTTCACAGTGCGTGCAGGCGTTGCCGAGAACCCATCAACACCACCAGCTACGATCACAACGTTGGCCGCGGATTCGCGCGTCGAGGTGCGTCGCGCCGCTGCCTCGAACCCGTCGACGAGATCAACCGTG